AATAGAGATAGAAGCATTGACTTACATTCGTGGTCGCTCAATCTCAAATGCCTTTATCATAATAGATGAGGCACAAAACTTGACAACTCACGAATTAAAGACTATAATAACAAGAGTGGGTGAAGGAACGAAAATTGTGTTGACTGGAGACGTAGAACAGATTGATAATGTTTATATCGATGCAACGTCGAATGGTTTGACACATGCTGTAGAAAAGTTCAAGAAGTTTGAACTTGCTTCGCACGTTACCCTGATGAAGGGCGAACGTTCTAAGGTCGCCACCTTCGCCGCACAGAATTTGTGAGATTAAAATGGAACCCCAAAACGAACAACTTAATACCCCCGTCGAAACAGAGACCGGCCTTCAACAGCTGGTTGTAAATTATATAGGCGAACGCCTCATGGCAGAAGAGATAGTTACACTAGACATGGCTATCCAGGTGTTTGCTGCTGAATTCCCCGAGTTTCTCTTAGCGATCGCTGAGGAAAACTTCTTAAGAGGATATCAGCAAGCCTTAGATGATATTGAGAGTACGATCCCAGAATCCCAGCAGTAATGGAATATTATATCTATAATATACCTGTGTTCGTGGTTAATGAACCGTCCCCCGAAGAAGTGGACCTTCCTGCCTTTTGTGAGGAGGTCGAAAGCACTATCCCATTGCGCCTGTTATCTAATGTCGAAGTGGTGTACATCGGACAGTTTAAGGAATTAGCTGGTAGAAATGCCACGTATATAAATGGAGCCATCTATATGACGTCCGTCGAGCCTACTAACTTTGATATGCTGGAGAATTTTGTTCATGAAGTAGCCCACTCTCTGGAAACGGAGTACGGGATGTTCATATATGAGGACAACCTTATTTCAGAGTTTAAAGGAAAGCGGCAACGCTTATATCACCTACTAACAGCCGAAGGATTTCATATTAATCCTCTTCTGTATTCATTTACCGAGTATAATGAGAAGTTTGATAACTTTTTAGCCAACGAGGTGGGATATCCCACTCTCTTGACTCTAACTATGGGGCTTTTTGCATCACCATATGGTGCAACGTCCATACAAGAGTATTTTGCAAACGGATTTGAGAAGTACTTTCTCGATAATCCACGAAGGGTGAGAGACATTTCGCCAGTTCTGTATAGAAAGATTGAAGAAATAATTAATGACGACGAAGCGTGAACATATATCATATTCTGAATTAAAAGACTGGGCACAATGCCCCCACTATCATAAGAAAGCCTGGGTTGAAAAAGTTGCCCCCTTTGAGGGAAACGAATACACGGCTTTTGGAAGCGCCATCCATGATGTTTGTGAGAAAAAACTCCTCAAAGAACAAATTGATGAAGCAGAAGTCTTCCAGCTAGGTTTTGAAAAACGTCTGCAAAAGTTGCTAGAGAAGAATATTGAAGTTAATCCCAAAAATATTGAACAAATGCGCATCGCCGGTCCTGAGATCCTTGCAGAAGTTGAGGCAGGTTTGAAAGAATATTTTGGCGAGTATGAAGTTTTTTCTTCGGAGGAAATGTTATATGTCCCAATTGAGGACTTTAATATTTACTTTAAGGGCTTCGTAGATGCTGTGGTCAAGGTTGGCGATACCTATCATCTGTTTGACTGGAAAACTTGTTCCTGGGGTTGGGACTCACGAAAAAAGGCTGAGAAATTAGTTACTTATCAACTAACACTCTATAAGCATTTTTTCTGTCAAAAACACAAGATAGACCCTGAAAACGTCGAAACGCACTTTGCGCTGCTCAAAAGAACAGCTAAAAAAGATCGTGTAGAGATATTTAGAGTAACGAGCGGCCCTAAAAAAACTGAGAACGCCCTTAAACTTCTTTACCAAGCGATTTATAATATTACAAAGCGCTTTACCATCAAGAACAGGCTAAACTGTCACAAGCCGTACCCATGTAAATTGCTCAACACACCGCATTGCCGATAGGATTTTTCATGTCAGACAAAATTAAGATTTTTACGATTAGCGACCATCCCCTTTCCCCTTCAGGAGTGGGAACCCAAACAAAATATATGATTGAAGGGTTGCTAAAGACTGGGAAGTACCAGTTTATTTCCTTTGGGGGAGCCATCAAGCACCCCAATCACCAGCCTCAGAGCACCGAACAGTGGGGAGAGGACTGGATCATCTGGCCCGTTGACGGGTATGGAACACCGGACATGGTCCGAGCTATGATAAATCAGCAAAAACCGGATATTCTTTGGTTTATGACAGATCCGAGATTCTTCCCGTGGCTTTGGGATATAGAGAATGAGATCCGAGTAAATGTCCCGATGGTTTATTATCATGTATGGGACAACTACCCATACCCCAATTTCAACCGCGGCTCATACCTTAGCAACGACCACATTGCCTGTATCTCAAAACTTACTCATGACATTGTGCAGACAGTGTCGCCAGAGGTGGGTGCTACATATCTTCCCCATGCGGTCGATCCTGGTCATTTTAAAAAGGTTGATGATGAAATTATCACGAAGTTTCGAGAGACAAGGGGTCTTGACGATAAGTTTGTATGCTTTTGGAACAGTCGGAACGCTCGACGTAAACAATCGGGAACACTAATTTTTTGGTTCAAGGAGTTCCTAGATCAGGTGGGCCACGATAATGCTAGATTAATCATGCACACGGATGTTAAAGATGTCCATGGTCAGGATCTGGAAGCTATTATTCATGAATTGGGACTCACCAACGGAGAGGTACAGTTCTCACGTGATAAGGCCAGCGCTGACGATTTGGCGATGGTATATAATGTTGCCGATGTCACCATTGGGATCTCCGATGCCGAAGGCTTCGGCCTCTCAACATTAGAATCTCTTTATTGTGGTACCCCAATAATTGTCACCATGACCGGCGGTTTGCAATTCCAGGTAACCGATGGAGAAGATTGGTTTGGGGTGGGTATTGAACCGGCCTCAAAGGCTGTAATTGGATCCCAGGATGTGCCCTATATCTATGAAGATAGGATCAGTAAGGAAGACTTCTTAGCAGCAATGACAAAACTGTATGAGATGACCCCGGACGATCGTGCTGAACTGGGACAAAAGGGGATGGAATATGCCCATAAAGAATTTAATTTTGAAAAGTATTCACAAAACTGGGATGACCTCTTCACGCAGATTAATGAAGAGTGTGGATCCTGGGATAGTCGTGAAAATTACAAGCCATATGGCGTGAGGGTTTTTTAAAGAATGAAAAAAAGTATAGTAGTAAAAGGTCCAGCCCTTTCGAGGTCTGGCTATGGAGAGCAAACCCGGTTTGCGTTACGAGCTTTAAAGGCTTACGAAGAATATTTTGACATCTATTTGGTGAACACAACCTGGGGCCGTACGGGACAAACTGCCGCCACCACGCCTGAAGTTGAATGGATCCACTCCGTGCTTCAAAAAACGGCACAGGCTGCACAAAATGGAACCCTTACCGAGCCCCAGCTATCATTGCAGGTTACTATTCCACCCGAATTCGAAAAGATCGCGTCCGTTAACATTGGATATACTGCGGGCATAGAGACCACCAAGGTCTCACCCGGGTGGATTATCAAAACTAACGAAAATATGGATAAGGTGATCACTACATCTCAACACGCAAAGAACGTATTTGAGCAAACCCGCGTGACTGTGACAGATCAAAACGGGACTGAACATCCAAATTACGGACTGCAGAGGCCCGTTGAAACAGTTAATTATGCTATTAAAGAGCACGTGCCGGACCCCGCTGGTCTGGATATCGCGTTCGAGACTAATAAAAACTTTTTGTGTGTTGCACAGTGGGGCCCCCGAAAAAATCTAGAGAATACCATCTCTTGGTTTATCGACGAGTTTAAGGACGATGCTGATGTGGGCTTGGTTCTTAAAACCAACACGATGAGCGACAGCTTAAAGGATCGTGAACAGACGGTACGTCGCCTGGAAGGTCTCTTAAAAAGCCTCCCGGATGACAGGAAATGTAAGATATATCTTGTGCATGGAGAGGTGTCCCCTAACCAACTAGCGTGGCTTTATGAGCATCCTACTATGAAAGCAATGATTAATATTGCTCATGGCGAAGGCTATGGTCTTCCGCTCTTCGAAGCAGCTACCCACGGGTTGCCCCTTGTGACGGTAACTTGGAGTGGCCAGCTCGACTTTATCTGTAAGCAGAATAAGAAAGGCAAGCGCGTCCCACGCGTGTGCCGAGTAGATTATGAACTCAATAAGGTGCAGGACTTTGCGGTCTGGCCAGGGGTTATAGAAGCAGACTCCATGTGGTGCTATGCTAAAGAAGGATCCTATAAGCGCGCAATACGAAGCATTCTAGATAAAGAAGTACATTATCGGCAGGAGGCTGAAGCCCTGCAATCACACATTCGCGAAACCTTCAACGAGGAAAAAATCTATAAGCAGTTTGCAGAGACTGTTTATGGGTCCGAATTGACGGTTGTGGAAGCCAAAGATTTACCTAAAGTCTCCCTGGTTACATCAGTTTATCGAGCCGACGATTATATCGAGCAGCTTATGGAAGATATGACGCGGCAGACTATCTTTGAAGACAAGTGTGAGTGGATTATTCTAAATGCCAATGAAGAGGGTCACGACGTCGAAGAGGAAGTTATCCTCAAATATGTTGAGAAGTATCCTGATAACATTATTTATAAGCGCCTTGAAGAGGACCCTGGAATCTACGATACTTGGAATATGGGCATTAAGATGGCCACAGGCGAGTATGTTACCAATGTTAACTGCGACGACCGCCGGGCGCCGGATGGTCTAGAGAAACAAGCAAAACTCTTGTATGGTAATCCAGACGTAGATTTGGCATACAATGATTCTTATATCACACACGAGCCCAATATAATGTGGGAAGACATTAACGCTTCGACGGCACAGAAATATAATTTTGAGCAGTTCTCCAAAGAGGCTATGTTGCGTGGAAATCTGCCCCATAATAACCCCATGTGGAAGAAAGACTTGCACGATAAGTTCGGCTACTTCAATCAGGACTACAAGTCCGCCGGCGATTGGGATTTTTGGTTGCGCTGCGCCTTCGGCGGTGCCACTTACATGAAGCACCCCGATGTGTTAGGGGTATATTATTTTAATCCCACGGGCATGTCCACTAATCCCGAACACGATTCGTGGAAGAAAGAGCACGAAAGAGAAATTTTTCAGAACTATCTGCAAATGTATCAGCAGCAGCAAGCATCCCAGGGGTGACATATGGACTTGTGCACGGTCGTAAGCCAGAGGTTTATACCGCAGGCTATCAACCTTATCCAGAGCTATAAGTTCAACTCCTTTGATAAAAAGGTCTATCTCTATTATTTTAATACCGAGCCAGACGCCTTAAAGATATTTGAAGAACTGTTTCCCCAACAGGTTGTTCCTATCGAGGTAAAGCCGGTTTGTGCGCATGCTCTAGAACCTAGAGTTTTCTTTTATAAGGTGTTCGCGATCAATGATTGCCTGAACAATCACTCTCAGGAAATGATATACTCAGACTCCGCAAATTGTTTTATACAGCCGACCTCGACCTTGGAAGATGATCTGGTCGACGAGGCACTATTTTTGGGGTATAATCATCCTAAATTAACCAACCAGTTTTGGACCACTCGCGAGTGTTTCGCGGCGATGGCCGCTAGCGGGTCCGAAATAATGACCCAATATTGGGCAGGATTTCAAGTCTATAGAAAAACCGCAGACAACTTACGCATGGTGACTGAAATGTATGATTTAATGTTAGACCCCCTTGTTGCCCTTCCGGATACTACAGTAAAGTATCCTAATGGCCCCCTGAAACCATGTATTGAACACAGGCAGGACCAGTCAGTATTCTCTATTCTCATTCACAAGCACAACAGACACCAGATGTACAACCCAGAGAAGACTCTAAAATACGGCGACTGGCAAACTATTGTAGAATTTGATAGATCTTATCGCGTCGATCTTAGCAAAAGAATCTTAGCTCCTCGTGAATCTAAGTTCGGCCAATTTAGGTTTTTAAAAACACAATGAAGGTTTTGCTCTCGTGTGATGAAAATCCCTTTTACTATGATTTTTGGCCATATACCAAAGAGGTATGGACTAAACGAATTAATATTGATCCTCGACTAGTCGTCATTAGTAAAACTAAAAACTCTGATTCATTTGATTCTGAAGGGGTAATGTACGTCCGCGAATTGCCAGAATATCCGGTTCATCTGCAGGCTCAACTAGCAAGGATATATCATACGAAATATTTTCCAGATGAGATTTGTTTGGTATCAGATATAGATATGTTTCCAGCATCGCCTGAATTTTTTAATCCTGCAGAAATTGATTTGCATTGCGATAAAGACACTTTCTATCATTTAAACCCGGAACGTCGCGAGTTCGGGCAACTACCTTTATGTTATTATTGTGGGTACGGCTCTCTGTACATGAAATTATTCCATGATCTATCCTGGCCAGAGTTTGTTCGTAAGGTGGTGGAAATGGACTTTAATACCGACAAGTTCCGTTTTACACTCCCGGCCCACCTGGAAAATAAAAAATTGTGGTTTAGTGATGAGGTCTTTATGTTCTCGCAAATTAGTGAGAAAAACATAAAAATAAAGCTTAATAGCGAACTGATTGGAAGCAGAAGGCTAGATCGAGAGGGTATTGTTAATTTCAATTTTTTGAAACTATTAGATGGATCCATTGTTGATATTCATCTGCCACGGCCACCCCAAAAATATTTGACCGAGATAGAAAAATTATATTACACCCTAACACTATGATGGAAAAATTCTTAGAACACCAAATTGGCATCGATGAATATATCACAGGCAACCGCTTTATTGATATATGTGAAGAGTCCGGCGCTACCTTTTGTAAAACCGATTTCATGATTCATTTTACTAAGAAGCCCATCAACCTGTTTGTCACACACAACAGTGATTTTCACATCACCCCACAAATAGTGCGGAACTACGCGCCCCAAACGACTTGTTGGTTAGCCCAAAACAAAGACATAGATTCCCCGGGGATACATCCGATCCCGATCGGCTTAGAAAATATGATCCGGAGAACCACACCGGCAGCATGGGGAGGACAGTTCTCTTCCGAGGTTCCCGGTGCGCTCCAGAAGGCTGAATTGATTAATAGAATCAACTCTTTAGGTCTTGCTAAACCTGGCGACGCATATATGAACTTCAATATTAATACTTATCCCATAGAGCGACAGGAAGTCTGGGATAGATTCTCTACACAATCCTGGGTAACTGCCACGCAGAAGCTTACCCTGGAACAATTCTATTTTGATTTGGCCTCCCACAAGTTTGTAATCTCGCCCCGGGGCAATGGCGTGGACTGTCATCGTACCTGGGAGGCTCTATACTTACGTACCATCCCGATTGTCAAAAGCAGCACACACATGAATGGGTTCTCGGATCTCCCTATCTATTACGTTAATAATTGGGAGGAACTGGAGTATAATAAATTACTGGATTTTTATGAAAAAGTCAAAACCGAATTATTTGATTTGAGTAAAATGAAAATTAGCGTCTGGAAGGAGATTATTTGTGAGCACCCCGAATTGCGTGGATAAGATCTTTATTATTCATTATACTAAATTAGCTGCCCGTCGCGAACACATGGAACGCGAAACACAAAAGTGGTTTCCGGACACTCCCACAGAATTTGTGGAAGTCTACGATCAAGAAGACCTTGATCCCCTTCATATAATTGATAATTTTGATATGCAAACTTTTCGCATGCGTTTTGGCCGAGAAATGAAATCCGGTGAAATCTCTCTGTCACTCAAATTTAAAGAGGTGTTCAGAAAAATTGCTGAAGAAGAAGCGGGAGAGCATTTTTTGGTTCTAGAAGATGACGTGATATTCAAAGAAGATCCCGTTGTTTATATTACCAACTTACTCGATCGTTGTGAGCAGCAAAATATAGATTTTGACTGTATTTTTATGGGCGAAGCGGCAATAAGGGTTGGAGACAACCGTGATATTTTCATGAAAAAGGATCACCCGGCCACCAACGGCCTTTGCACGGTCCTATATAAGAAAGAAGCAGTCAGGCGTCTACATAAACATTTACAGGCAACGCGAAATACACAACCCATGGACTGGGAACTTAACGATCGCTTTAAGGCCCTGGACTTCACGGTTTACTGGGCTAAAGCCATTACTGCGCACGGCAGTGTTTTAGCAGTTCATGATAAAAGCCTAGCCGGCCTTAGATCCACCCTAAGGAATAACTATTAAAATGGAAAAAACAAAAATTTGGGTGGTTGCCAATTGGCACGAGATTTATGACCCCAGTGTCGGAATGAGGTGTTTTAGAAACTGGCCTAACAGCAACAGGTTTGAATTATCGAAGGATGATTATGAATATCTGATTGTGCTCGGGGGTTTCCGGGGCAACGATATGTCCTATTTTAAAGATAAGGAAAAAACTATTGGATTCCTATTAGAACCCGAATGGTCAACTAACTGGCAGCGCGATTTAGATAAATATTGCAAGTACATCGTGGCACAAGACGCTAGCATGTTTAGTGGAGAAAATATCATAGAGCATCCTTTGTTTATGCTTACCCAATCAACTGATTGGCATCATTTCTATATGTCTAGTAACTTTCCTAAATTTAATCGTATGAGCATTATATCTTCCAATTACGGACATAAGCTTAATTATGTGAAGCGCCATGCGCTGTTTAAGGGTCTCCTAAACACCGACCTAGACATACATTTTTACGGTCGCGACTGGGACTTAACTGACCCCCGATATAAGGGGAGCCCGTACAACAAGTCAGACGCTATTGTTGGCTATGAATATTCTATAGCTATTGAAAATTCCAGTTATCCCAATTATCTTACAGAGAAATTCTTTGATCTTACTGTCTGCAATACGGTGCCTCTCTATTATGGGTGTCCCAATGTAGCAGACATATACCCAGCACAGTCATTTATAGAATTAGACTTCTCCGGACCTATTGAAAAGACGGTTGAACAGGTAAAAGAAGTCTATGAGAAGGATGATTATGCAGCCCGTCTGCCCTCTGTGCTGGAAGCGAAAGAGCTTTATTACACCAAGTACAATATTTTTAACTTTTTACAACAGCTGCTAGACGAGAAAAAAATATAATGAAAGTTTGTTTGATGGAACAGAGTTGTGGGTTAGGGGATATTCTTCTCTCTATAAAAATTGGTGCTCATTTCGCGTCGCAAGGGTATAAAATCGTCTGGCCAGTAGAGCCCATCTATTCTAACCTAGCAAGCAACATATACACTGTCGCAGACATCGAGTTCCCGTGTGTAGAGGCAGATTACGAATTAAAAGAAGTCTATCAAAAGTTAGCGGCGAGCGACATTTCAAACGTAACTCAAGTCGATGACATTTTATATGTGCCGTTGCGCCGGGGGTGGCACTCTAATTATGGCCTTGAGATGAGAAAATCGGTTGGTTCCGACGAGGTGAATATGTTGGCTAAGTTTGGCATGTGCAACGTCGACTATAATAACTGGCAAAATTATTTCTTTATTAACAGAAATCTTAAGAAAGAAAACGAGCTATTAAAAATTTTGGATATTGAACCTACCGACAGGATTCACTTAGTTAATAGAGAGTTTGGAACTCCTCCTCGATGGCGCGAACTTTTGCAAAGACCCATTCCGACCCCTCCGGGCTTGAAGCGAATCGAAATGCGCGTGGTGGAGGGGTATGATCTCTTCGACTGGATATCTATTTTCGAACGCGCCGCCCAAATTGACACTGTAACGACGTCCAATTTTTACATCTTTGAAAAAATAAACCTCCAATGTATCCCTACCATTTATTCTAAAAACAATATGCATCGGTCTTTCGAAGATAATTGGGGGTGGATGCAAAAGCTAGCCGTTAAACAATATAGATATGTGAGTTAGGGAGGGGAAAGTATGAAGCACCTTACAAGTACAGAATTTTTAGCGGAAGCGCAAATTGAAGAAAAATACTTACCGAATTTGGTATACGAGGACGGGTTTATCTGGGGCGATACCTCAAATGGAGATAAATTACGCTTCTTGATGACTCTGGTAAGGAATAAATTCCATGATAAGTCGCTTTTAGAAATTGGGACATATCGGGGAACTACCACCTATAATCTGGTCACCAACCTAAGTACCGGTACGGTTCACACTGTGGATTGTGGGTATGAAGAATTGAAATCATTACTGGCAGCAGAACAACCAGAACACGCCAACAAGATAAAATACTCAGCCTATGAGGTCGGAGAGGTCTATAAGAAGCATATTGGGGACACCCCAGCAATAAAACAGATTACAGGAAACACAACAGATGACCAGATCGCCGCGCAGATAATTAACTCGGGTCCTTATGATCTAATCTATATAGACGCGGCCCATACGTACGAGGGCATTAAGAGCGACACGGAGCTGGTGCTTCAATGTTTGGGCCCGGGCACAGTAGTCATTTGGGACGACTACAACGGCTGGTGGACGGGCGTAAATCGCTATCTAGACGAACTCGACCAGACGCATGCCTTAACTTACATCACTGATAATAGGTACGTTATTTATACGCATCCGGGTGAGAAATAGTCGTGATTCTAGTAACTGGGGCAGCAGGGTTTATAGGGGGGTGTTTGGTCGACACTCTTTCTCCCCACGATGTATTACTTTGTGACGTTCGAGACGATTCCATGTTGAGTCCAGATGCGGCCTTAGGGGCCATTGGCGACGATGCAGTAACTTGTGTGTATCACCTCGGCGCCATCTCATCTACTACCGTCACCGACATCACTGCTATGACGGAGAATAATATTTTATTCCCAGCTCGCTTATTGCAAGTTGCCATGCATAAGGATATACCCTTTGTCTATGCCTCCTCGGCCTCAGTTTATGGAAGTGTTGAGGGTCCACATAAAGAATCTCAGCCAGCACGCCCGGTTAACTATTACGCGATTAGTAAAACTGCCTTTGACATGTTCGCGCAGGAGAAGATTAAAGATAATCCTGGAGCACGTATCGTAGGTCTGCGCTATTTTAATGTCTATGGACATAAAGAACACCGCAAGGATGATATGGCCAGCCCTGTTCACAAGTTTATCCATCAGGCCCGGACAACGGGCGAGATTAAGGTATTCACCGGGAGCGAAGCCTACCAGCGAGATTTTATACATGTTGAGGATGTGGTGGATATTACTTTGGCAGCCAGCAAGTTCGGCCCGGAAGCCTCCGGGATTTATAATGTGGGGACAGGGGTAGCCCGCTCATTTCGCGATGTAGCGGATATTATCGCCTCCAACTGTGGGGCCGAAGTAGTGGAAATTCCTTTTCCAGAGCACCTACAAGGAAAATACCAGAATCATACCCAAAGTGACAACAGCAATCTGGAGAATGCCGGGTATACTGCCCCTCGAATTACGCTAGAAGATGGTATCCAAAAGGTACTCACCGCAATATGACAGTCGTATTTGTTAATGGGTGTTTTGACGTCTTACATCGCGGTCACTTAGAATTGTTTGATTATGCACAAAGTCTTGGTGATCATTTAATAGTCGCCATTGATGCGGACGAGAAGGTGCACCGCGACAAAGGCGCCGGCCGCCCTGTAAATGATTTAAAGGATAGAAAGTATTTTCTTTCATGTTTGGAGAGTGTGGATGAGGTTTTAGATTTTTCATCCGCTCAGGAGCTTGAAGACTTAATAAAGAGCCTTACACCGGATATAATGGTGGTAGGTTCTGATTGGCGTGGGAAAACCATCGTGGGATCGCAATACGCCCAAGAAGTGAAATTTTTTGAGAGAATAGATGGATACTCAACTACAAAAATCATTCAATATTCTAGTCATCGGTGACGCGTGTATAGACAAGTATTCCTATGGTTTCTGTGAGCGCCTCAGCCCAGAAGCTCCGGTTCCGGTCTTGCGTCATTCGCATACCGAAGAGCGCGAGGGGATGTGCTTGAACGTGAGAAACAACCTCACGGCCTTCGGCGCAACTACGACCGTGAGGCACAATAAGTCTCTTTTGTCTAAAGAGAGATTTGTGGACCTTAAGACTAGACAACATATACTTCGTTTTGATATGGGCGAAGGGGGCATCACGGACTCTCCTTCACCAATGACTCTGGCGGCCATTAAAAAACTTAATATAAGCTCTTATAACGCAGTAGTTATCTCTGACTACAACAAGGGGTTTATCACACACGAAAATGGGGCAGTCATCGCAGAACTGTGTTCACTGGGAGAAGTCCCACTCTTTGTGGACTCAAAAAAGAAGGATCTGAGCTGCTTTTCTAAAGCCTACATTAAGATAAACCAGCAAGAGCACAATTTAGTTCAAAAATTGCCTCTTCAATACGAACTGGTGGTTACTCTGGGCGCTAAAGGTGCCCGATGGCAAGGACAAACATACGAGACGCATCCTTGTGAGGTTTTCGATGTTTCCGGCGCCGGCGATACTTTTTTGGCTGCCATGGTGGCTGAATTTTTAAAAACGAGATCGCTGCCCAAAGCAATTGCTTTTGCGAATAATTGTGCGAGTATTGCCGTGCAGAAGTTCGGAACTTACGTAATACAGAAGGAAGATATAGATGGAGATTAAATTTGTTCCCAAGGGCTGGGGGTTTGAAAAGTGGATTGTCAATAACGAAGAATATTGCGGAAAGCTCCTATATCTTGTTAAAGGTAAGTGTTGCTCTTGGCACTATCATAAACTAAAAGATGAGGTGTTCTATCTCCAATCAGGAAAGATATTGGTCAAATATTCCGATCGGGATGATTTGAATGCTGCGCAGGAGGTTGTCCTTACACCGGGAGATAATTTTCATGTGTACCGAGGATTGAGACACAGGATGATTGCTTTAGAAGACTCGGAAGTATTTGAGTTCTCAACCCAACACTTTGATAGCGACAGTCATAGAATAATTAAAGGAGATTAACAATGGGAAGATTAAACAATTTTAACTTAGATGAATTTAGGGAGGCCACCTGCTTTATAGAAACTGGCACTCAAAACGGCGTGGGGCTGGGGCATGCTCATGTAAATGGTGCCTTTTGGGAATTACACTCTGTTGAGATAAACGAGGGATATTATCGTGCCGCATGCGCTAAGACAGCACATGCGCCAAATATCCATCTCTGGCATGGCAGCTCTTTCGACAAGCTTCCGGAAATGATGAAAGAGGTGTCTGGCCACCGTTCTTGTCTGTTTTGGTTGGATGCCCACATCCCCGAAGATACAGCAGAATATCCCTTTAGGACCGAAGATGAGGAAATTGTCTTTCCTTTAGAAAAGGAATTAGAGCTTATTGTTAACACTCGCGATACGCGCAATGATTACTTTATAATAGATGATTTGAGGATTTATATAGAAGGGCCGTTCCAGTATCCTTTCAACTCTCACCCTGAAGCCGCGTCCTACAAGAAACAATATCCTAACTATTTTCCTCACAAGGATGGTATTTCTTTTGTTGAAAATTTATTAGGAGACACTCACGATATAGAAAAAATTTGGGATCATGAGGGTTACCTGATATTAAGACCTAAGAAACTAGACCTAGGACCACAGAGGTGAAAATTTCTATAGTAATACAGGGCGGCCTCTATGGAGAGTTTACTTTAAAAACGGCTTATGAGTATGCAAAAATCGATGATGTTAAGAAGGTTGTTATTTCTACCTGGACCACTGAGCCCATCACGGACGAGGATATTAAGAATGATAAAATATGCATAGTCAAGAGCCAGAAGCCACAAAATCCAGGACCCGGGAATATGAATCTGCAGATTATTTCTTCTAGAAATGGGATCGAAGAGTGTGACGAGGGTTTGATAATGAAAACTAGGTCGGACCAGCATCTTTATGCCGCGAGCCTTCAGAAGTGGATGACCTTTTTTGAGAGAGATACAGCCATCAATCCTCAGCGACGAAAAAAATACACAGATGGCACCCCCCAACAGAGTAAAATTTATTTAATAGGCAATAATAAAAACTTCCCTTTTCACCCTCAAGATCATTTTTTTTGGGGATACAAACCGGACTTACAACGACTGTTTTCGCTGCCTCTGTGGGACGATGCATCTTGGGACTGGCGCACAAGCGATCTAAAATTTTCTGAGCTGCTTCGATGTCCTATATATTTGGGCACACATTACTACCGGCAGTTTTATCCGGAAGTTCAAAAGTTCATGGATAGCCCAGAAAAGTATCTCCTCGATGGGGCCCCCAATTATCAAGAAGCCATGGACTACTACACCCCCATAAGAGACACCATCTTTGGAGTATTTCCCCGCATACAGTTAAGATGGGAAAAATATAATAGTGGATATTGGTATAGTTATGAAAAAGAGGGAGAATATTATGCCGATTGAGATCAAGAACACAGCGGTCTATAAGAATTATACCGGTTGGAACAAGAGCGTCGCCAAAGGCGCCTTCTCTCCCTCCGAGCAAAAAGTACAAGATTTCTTACAATCCTATTTTGGCGATAAAAATACCTCTGGCTTGATAGTCGATGTCGGTGCCAATGATGGTGTTACCGACTCCCACTCGCTTCCTTTTATCGAGAAAGGATGGGAAGGGGTGTTGATAGAGCCCCACCCAAAGATGTATAATTTTATTCGCCTTCTCTATGAAAATACGCCGGGCGTTCATGTTCTCAATAAGGCGGTTCATAACAAGGAGGAAGCATGCGTGACTCTGTATGGAGGCGCCCCCCATTCGATCGGTCATTCCACACTGCTCCCCCCGGACCGCCAATTTCAGGCAGATCAGGCCTACCTGGACCCCTTAATAACATATGAGGTGCCGGCGGCACCGCTTACTCATATGCTTCAGGAGTGCGGGATAGAAAGAGAGATTGATATTCTACACGTGGATGCTGAAGGGCTGGGCTTGGAAGTCCTTCGCTCTTTAGATTACTCTATTTATTCCCCCGCAGTTATTTCCGTTGACATTATGGGTCCGGACCACAAGGACGCAGAATGTGATCCCCTCATGGTCCCTCTCGCCGAATGGATGGAAAAAACTGGGTATGATCTTGTGATGACACATGCTCAGTCTGTATGGACGAGGAGATAAATAATGATAAAGTTAGTAGTTTTAGATATTGATGGGGTCATGACCGATGGAAGCAAGACTTATGGAATAGACGGATCGGTGGTGGCTAAGAGATATAATGATAAGGACTTTACTGCTATCAAGCGCCTCCGGGCCGGCGGCACCCCTGTGTGTTTTTTATCTGGAGACAATCGCATCAACGAAAAGATGGCCCAAAATCGCAATATTGATTTTTATTATGCGCGCGGGATTGATAAGGCTTCATTTGTACCTGTTTTTGCTGATAAATATGGAGCCACTGCCTCCGAAATGTTGTATATCGGAGACGATTTATTTGACATTAGCATGTTGCGCGTAGTGGGGCACCCTTATTGTACGGCCGACTCACCCAACGTTGTAAAAAAGGAGTGCGGGCCGATGGGTGTCGTCCCCCGTAAGGGGGGAGAAAACGTGGTCGCTGCACTCTATGATATTTTATTGGATAAAAACTTAGTAGAAGATGCTACAATGGAGGCAATCGAAGCCTTCGATAAAAAAGAGAGATTTTAGGAGAGAAATAAGTATGAAATATGACAAAAGTCTGTTAACCGACAAGCATGGGTGCTACGAGGGAATTCACAAAAACCTATATTCAGCAAATCCCCAAAAGCCCTTTCAGAAGGTCCACATGTCCGCGGAGGATGTAAAGATTATTAACCGTCGTTTTATGGGGGCGGGCATGTCTCAAAGCTATGCAGCCATCTATTGGTTTGAGTATTATTACGAAGCACATCGCTTTGATTATGTAGTTGAGATAGGGAGCCAAAAGGGCGCCCTGAGCACATATTTCGCCAATATGGCGGCCATCACCGAAGCTTTTTATTTTGACACTTTTGAATTATATCCGGAAACTAGTTGGTATCAAAGACAACATGAAGGGGTAGGTCACTGGTTTGCAAAGCTTTGCGACATCTCTCCCCACATTAACTTTCATTTCGGCGATATTTTCTCTGCCGACTCCCAACAGCACATTCAAGAGAATATGGAACAGTTGGATAAAACTTTCATCTTTTGTGACGGCGGAAACAAGATAAAGGAATTTGCCATGTTTGCCCCTCTGTTGAAGTCCGGTGATCGAATAGCAGTCCATGATTGGAATCTCGAAATTGCTTATCCTCACATTCGCGGAGTCTGCGAACAATACGGGCTAGTTCCCGACGAGCCCTATGCCACTTCGGCCATGACTTTGGAAACCACCATTATGCCATTTAGGAAGCAATGATTTCCACCCCATGCATGATGTAAGCTTATATGGGCACCTAACTTTCGACCGACTCTTTGTAAATGATAAAAAGGATGCTACCGTCGGGTCCATGGGCAATGTATGGAAACACCTGAACCGAATTAATCCTACTCTGGGGATTAATTTAGAGCCCACCTCTGTGGGAGAAGCCCTAATCATGATTGATACAAATAAGTGTGAGCGAGCATCGATTGCAAACTTAAATCTGCAACAACGAGCGCCCCTTGTGGAGCCATCACGCTGGAGTCATATTTTATATCTTAATGAACTCCCGGACACTTCTTTCATCTCGGAGATCACCACCGGAGTTATATCGGCCGATATTTGCCGGGGTAGGACACTAAGCGATCTAAGTATTTTAAAATATATAGATTTTCTATTCATCTCTGATGAAGATCTATTTATGGAAGTTTCCGATCTACAACAATATGTGAAGGGGACTATAATATTACATTATAAAAGCGGCAGTCTTTGCTATACTAAGGGTGCAGATAGAGTAAAAACAACCACACCAGTAATCGAAGATGTTAACGTGTTAGGGTGTGGCGATATGTTCGCTGCAGCATTCATTAATGCATACATGATGCATTCTAGTATAGAAAGCGCCGTCGCCTTTGCTCATGAAAGCGTTAGTCAACACTTGAGAGGTATAGAATGAAAAAATATAATTTGCTGATTCCCATGGCAGGCCGCGGCCAGAGATTTGTCGATGCCGGTTATAAGGTGCCCAAGCAGTTTATCCATGTTGGCGCCGTGCAGCTCCTGGATATTTCATTAAACTGTTTTGATCTAGAACAGTGTAATCTGATCTTTGTAGTCCGCGACGATCAAATAAGTAACTACAATGTTGATCAAATTTTGAGGTATAAGTACGGAGACGATATCACCATCGTAGTAACAGACGGGATGACAGAGGGTTCTACCTGCAGCTGTCTTTTGGCTCAGGACCACATTGATAACGATGCTCCTCTTTTTATTCATACGTTGGATATTGAATTTGGCCCCCGGGTTAACCCAGCCGAACTCGTAGAAACCGATAGCGATGGTATTTTATTAACATTTAAATCTAATTCTTCCAACTATAGTTACGTTGAACTAGGAGAGAACCAACAGGTAACCAAGACAGCCGAAAAGAAGGTGATCAGTGATAAAGCTTGTGTAGGAATTTACTACTTCAAGTCCGGCTCGGTGTTTTGCGCCAATGCCCGCGAAATGATATCGCGGAATTTAAGAACCAACAATGAGTTTTATATTACTCCGCTCTACAACCTATTGGTAGAGAAGGACCTTAAGGTGACAACCAAAGAGGTCTCCAAAATGCATATTTTCGGTACCCCCAAGGAGTTCGAGTTCTATAAGAACAATGTCGTCAAGCGATTCGGAACAAAACCAGTTGCGCTGTGCTCAGATCATTCTGGGTTCGAGGCCAAAGAGAAGTTCAAGAAAACGCTGCAACAGCAGGGAATCGACTTTATCGACTTCGGCACCCACGTAAAACAAGATTCTGACTATAAATATTTTATCGAACAAGCCGTAGGATCCAAAAATGATGGTACGTGCGACTTTATTTTAGGCTTTTGCCGCACGGGCCAAGGAGTTAATATGTGCGCCAACAAGTTCGAGGGCGTGAGATCAGCATTAATCTACGATGAGATGTCAGCAGAGATGGCAATTCGTCATAACTGTGCCAACTTTTTTGCTCTCCCTGGTCGCCACTGTGAGTCAGATGAATATGTGCACCGTATCGTACAGCTGCTCAAGGACCACACCTTTGATGGTGGTCGCCACCAGATGAGAATTCAGGAGTTAGAATAATGAAAACTTATAATATAAACGATATGGTAAAGGGGTGGTTCATTGGAGACTTTGAACCTTCAGTGTTCAAGAATCCTTTTTTCGAAGTCGCCCATCATCAACATGAAGCCGGTTATGTCACCCCCCGCCATACTCACAAAATAGCCCAGGAGCTTACCTATATTGTGCGCGGGGCTCTGCTGGTGGACGGTCAACGACTTTCCGCCGGTGACATGTTTGTTTATGAGCCCAACGATGTGGCCAACGTAAGCGTTTTGGAAGATATTGATGTAATAGTGGTAAAGTGGCCGTCGGTCCCATCCGATAAGTATATGGTGGAAGATGATACACATAGCACATAGAGGTAATTTGGAGGGCCCTAACCCTGGCAAAGAGAATCACCCAGACTATGTGACAGAGGCCATGACGAAGGGCTATAACGTGGAGGTGGACGTATGGTACGAAAACGATACGTGGCACCTCGGCCATGACCGCCCTACCTATGAAATAAAAAAAGACTTTTTTTACAATAATCTATTATGGTGTCATGCAAAAAATTTAGAGGCCCTTCATCAATTAGCCGTTTTAGGGGTGCACTACTTTTGGCACGAAAGCGACGCAGTGTCAGTTACCTCGCGTGGCTATTTTTGGACCTACCCAGGCAACGAACTTACGACCAAGTCTATTGCCGTTATGCCAGAGGTAGCTAGTTCCCCCACCATGCGCCTTTGTGCTGGCATATGCTCAGATTATATCGCGCTTTATGCGCGAGGAGAGATTGAATACAAATGAAAAAGATTAAAATAGCCCTTTGCTACTCCGGCGCGGTCCGGGGCCTCATCAACAATTTACCTCAGGTAAGAAAAGTTTTATTTAGCGACCCCGAAGTTGAGTACGATGTAGATTATTATCTGTATGCCGACCCTAAGGGTGCATCCATTCGCGCTGAAGATATACAGCTTGGAGACCAAGAGCCCCAAGGACTAAAGGTGCAGCAAGAATTAGATTATTTTAAGTGCCTGTTCGAAGATGAGACGGGGGAGGATCACAATCAGCGTATGACTGAATTTGGGACGCGAATTAGGAATTATCATATGCCCTATAAGGAGCAAGTGTTGCAGTGGTACGCTGTTAAGCGAGTTTTTGATTTCGTTTTCGACCAAGAAGAAACATATGATGTATATGTTAGATTACGTTGTGATATATTTCCGGCCGGCCGCCTAAAGTTTGATTGGAATCAATTTGATCAAAATACGGTGTATGTCCCTTTCAACTGTCCTTTCGGCGGGATCAACGATAGATTCGCTTTTGGGAGCGCATCGACCATGAGAAAATATGCTAATTTTTATGGGACCGATATTTATTATGACGGAGATGACGTTGGCCCAGAGGTTAAGGCACGCGCCCAGGCCTGGTATGGCCGCAATTACGCTCATATCCCTACGGACAATTATGGCGGCGGCTCAAACAACTCGGAATATCGCATGCTTAATCACTTATTGAGCGAGGGGCTTAACATTGAGCTTCTCCAAGGCCCTCCCGATGGTACAATTATCTGCTCCCCCCGTAACGCAGCCGGCATCATCCGTTACCCGGGCCCAGATTTAGAGGAGATGCTTCTGCGCCATGAAGATGCGACTCTGGATGAACTAAAATATGACAGGAAGTGGTGGTAATGAACAATAAGCTTTCGGAATCTATATCCAATTGGCTTCTCGACTACTTGGATGCATCTGGTCTTTCCACTTTTATAGTGGGGATCTCCGGAGGTGTCGACTCAGCAGTTGTCTCAACTTTATGTGCCAACACGGGCCGCCCAGTAATCGTTCTAAACATTCCTATCCATTCGAAAGATAACAATACGGACCTCTCCCAAGCGCATTGCGACTGGCTTGTAGAGAACTATAAAAACGTAAGAGCAGAAACTGTAGATCTTACACCTGCTTACGATGCGTATGCCTCAACTGTTCTGTCTCATATAAACAAGAATGATTTAGCATTCGCCAATTCCAAATCGCGGTTGCGTATGGTTCTACTATATCAGTATGCCACCACGTTTCATGGCCTGGTGGTGGGGACCGGCAATAAAGTTGAAGATTTTGGAGTTGGGTTTTATACTAAATATGGTGATGGAGGAGTCGATCTAAGCCCGATCGCCGATCTGACTAAAACCGATGTCCGCGCGCTAGCCGAGATTCTGAGAGTATCACAGGATATTTTAGATGCCCCTCCGACGGATGGGCTGTGGGAAGATAGTCGTACCGACGAGGCGCAAATCGGTGCCTCTTATGAAGAATTAGAATGGGCTATGGCCTATATAGACAACGGCCTCGACGATGCTCTTACCGGCCGACAGGGCGAAGTATTAGATATTTTTCTGGGTTTTCGCAAGAATAATTCCCACAAGATGCGTCCTATTCCCGTCTATCAATTAAAGGGTCCACAAAATGTTGATTGAAAAGATTCAAAAATACTGGGACGATCGTCCGTGTAATATTCGTCATTCCGACAAAGATATTGATGCGGCTGAATATTCTGCCGAAGTAGAAAAACGCAAATACTTTGTAGAACCTCATATTCCTTCTTTTGCTGACTTTCCTAGGTGGCGAGATAAAGATGTTTTGGAAATAGGGTGTGGTATTGGAACTGATAGTATTAATTTTCACCGCGCCGGGTCAAATCTGACCATGATTGAATTGTCTCAAAAAAGTCTGGACGTATGCTTGAGACGCTTTGCGGCTCTGGACCTAGAGGCACCGGCAAGTTATTTAGAGAATGCAGAAGATATGGATGATTTCCTGCCGGATGATGCAAAATATGATTTAATTTATTCATTCGGCGTAATTCATCACACGGAATCACCAGAAAAGATAATTGCTGCAGCCAAAAAACGTTTAAAAAAAGATGGTGAATTACGCATAATGTTATATTCTAAATATAGTTTTAAGTTGTTTGATTTTATGCACCAGGAAAATGTTTGGGATCTGGGCCGTACGGACGAGATTATTCAGTACTATGCTGAGGCACAACTAAATTGTCCAAGAGCACTAACTTATACTTTTGGTGAAATTAGAAAATTACTTAAAGATTTTGATATCATAGAAATGAAGAAGGATCACCTTTTTAAATATTCAATTCCCGAGTATATTAAAGGAGAATATGTAGTGGCAGACGCTTTTAAAAATATGGAGGATGCCGATTTTAAGGAAATGTGCGAAGAAGTGGGATGGCATACTTTGGTAAGGGCATCGTTAAAAAAATGAAAAATATTTCTGTTGTCGGCATTGGCAAGCTGGGCCTCGCATTCAGTTTAACCTTAGAAAAGGGGGGATACTCAGTGTGTGGGGTGGACATTGATAAAGAATATGTTCAGGCGCTTAATGATAAGACCTTTATTTCCGAGGAGCCAGGTGTAACAGAATATTTGACGCAGGCTACCAATTTTGAGGCCACCACAAACCTGCAAGAAGCGGTGCTTCAATCGGATCTCTTATTTGTTATTGTTGCCACCCCGTCTCTACCCAACGGAAGGTACGATCACTCCCAGGTCGATAATTTAATAACGGCCCTTGAGGCTCTACCCCGCCATGGCCAACACAAGCACTTTATTGTGTGCTGCACTACAATGCCCGGCTATTGTGAGGCTATCACTCCCCGCCTAAAAAACCTTAACTACACGGTGAGCTACAATCCAGAATTCATAGCGCAGGGAACAATCTTGAAAAATCAGGAGCAGCCCGATATGGTACTTATTGGTGAGGGCTCTGAGGCTGCCGGCGATATGTTGCAAGCAATATATGAAACCCATACTATTAATGCCCCTCGAATTTGTCGCATGACACCGACCGAAGCCGAACTAACAAAGCTCTCTCTCAATTGTTTTTTGACGACTAAGATTGCATATGCAAACATGATTGGCGACATAGCACTCCGCAGCAGCTGCGACCCGGCTACTATATTAAATGCCATTGGCAGCGATAGCCGTATCGGAAATAAATACTTAGGATACGGCTTTGGTTATGGCGGCCCCTGTTTTCCAAGAGATAACCGGGCCCTAGCCCTTTATGCCGACGACTGTGGAGTGGAAGCATTAATCAGCAAAGCATCAGATGAGAGCAATGCCCTTCACCTGGAATACCAGGTCGAAGAGTACATGAAAGAGAATACACCTAACGTACCCGTCCAGTTTGACTACGTGACCTATAAACGGGCCTCTACTCTTTTGGTAGAGTCTCAACAGCTAGAATTTGCTAAAAAATTGGCAGAAAAGGGGTATAATATTATTATTAAAGAAAGAAGAACAGTTATAGACGAACTTAAGAGTCTATATGGAAACCTGTTTACTTACGTGGAGACAACATGAAAAGAATATTAGTTTGTGGAGCCGGCGGATTTATCGGTGGCGCAATGGTTAAGAGGCTAAAGGAGGAAGGACATTGGGTCCGCGGAGTGGACCTTAAGTATCATGAGTTTTTCGATGTCACGCAAGTGGCAGATGAGTTCGTACAGGGCGATCTACGGGATCCTGCTCTATGTGACCAAGTGGTTACCGATGACCTGGACGAAATCTATCAGTTTGCTGCCGATATGGGCGGCGCCGGATTTGTTTTTACTGGGGAGAATGACGCTGATATCATGCATAATTCTGCGATGATCAATCTTAATATTGCCGAACAGTGTGTTCGCAAAGATGTGACTCGCATTTTCTATTCATCGTCAGCCTGTATGTATCCTGAACACAATCAGATGGACCCAGACAATCCCAATTGCACCGAAGACTCTGCATACCCCGCACAGCCCGACTCAGAGTACGGATGGGAGAAACTTTTCAGTGAGCGACTTTGGTTCGCTTTTGCTCGCAACTACGGTCTCACAGTTCGGGTTGCCCGATATCATAATATCTTTGGTCCTGAGGGCACGTGGGACGGCGGCCGAGAAAAAGCCCCAGCAGCGTTCTGTAGAAAGGTCGCTGTGGCCTCTGAGAGCGCCGAGATTGAAGTTTGGGGCGATGGCGCACAAACTAGGTCGTTCCTCTACATAGACGAGTGTATAGAGGCTACTAGACGCCTTATGGACCATCCCACTTTCGAGGGCCCTGTAAACATCGGCTCTGAAGAAATGATCGCAATCAATAAATTTGCTGAGATGGCAATTGACATTTCCGGAAAGAGTCTTACAATTGATAACATCGATGGTCAAAGATTCAAAGACAAGTATGGATTTCCTACGCCTGTGGGTGTCCGCGGTCGTAATTCCGACAACGCTCTGATTCGTGAGATGCTGGATTGGGATTACGAACAGCCATTGCGCCTAGGGATGGAAAAGACCTACAGCTGGATCGCAGATCAGGTAGAAAAACAGGGAGAATAGAATGACTAGCGCATTAGTAACTGGCGGCTGCGGCTTTGTGGGCAGCAACCTTGTGGACAAATTATTGGACCTCGGATACACAGTTACCGTGATAGACGACCTATCGTCTGGCAAAAAAGAGTATTGTCGAGAAGAGGTTACCTATTACTTTGACGATTTTAGGAAGGTGTTGACACAGGGCGCCCTAGAACCGAGCATCGATGTGATATTTCATATTGCCGCAGAAGCGCGAATTCAGCCCAGCTTTGAAGACCCTCTTTATACTTGTTTAAACAATAGTTATGGCACCGCTGTAGTGTGTGAATATGCCCGCCAGCATGACTGTAAGGTTGTTTACGCGGGGTCTAGTTCTTTTTATGGCGGCGTTTATCTTAACCCTTATGCATTTGCTAAGTGGCAAGGGGAAGAGGTTTGCAAGATGTACTCTGAAGTTTACGGAGTGAAGACAGGCGTCGCGCGATTCTTCAATGTTTATGGGCCTCGTAATCCTTTGATAGGACAATATACGCCTGTAGTTGCTATTTTTGAGGAACAAAGTAAGCACCCCGGGCCTCTAACTATTGTAGGAGATGGGGAACAACGCCGAGACTTTACCCATGTTTATGACATCTGCGGAGGCCTCATAGCCATTTCTCAGGGCACCTGGAGCGGTGATATCTTTAACCTAGGGACAGGAACCAATCATTCGATTAATGAATTAGCGGATATGTTCGGAGGAGAAAAGAAATATATTGCGCAACGGCCCGGTGAAGCCCGCATTACACTCGCGGATATATCAAAGACTACAGAGTTGACAGGGTGGGAGCCGTGTCATAATTTACACGATTATGTGGAAGGAATAAAAAATGAAGTTAACTAACCAAGCAATTGGAGCTGTGATGATGGCTCTTCAAAAATCATTGATGGAACAGAGTGATATCGTTCCCATGCTTAAAGAAATGAACTTTCAAGTAGATACTGAAGATTCTTCGCAATCTACCTTGACAGTTACTAATCCACCGGTGGTTTCTTTAGAAGGAGTTACGCCGGAATTTACTATTGAAGAAGAGGAGGGAGATACAAATGCCTAGAACAACAAAAGCAGCGAGGACGACAGGTCCTACATACCTTACGCGCTCGGACGCAAAAGAAATGGTTGAATCCATTGTCCGCGAAGCAAGTCGCGAACTAGCAAGAGATATGGAAAAGCATCTTACGAGCATCCATAATCGATTGGTAGAAATAGAGCGCTCCTCGCGCTAATTCATGCCGCGGTATATGTATCGGTGCGCCGACTGCAGTGAGCAATTCTGCGTCCAGCATTTGTCTAACGAGTCGGCCACCGAATGCGCTCAATGCAAATCGAAGCGTATAAAAAAAATCTTAACCTCTTTTAGTACACCCGCTGCCGCGGCACCCAAATTTAGAGTGGGGCAGCGTACAGAAGAATTTATTAAGGAGGCACGCAATGATTTGCAACAGCAAAAGAGTGAGTTGGATAAAAAACGATGAGTAATGTTTTCATAATTTTAGTTATTTCGTTAATGCTTAACGCAGGCCTTTTGTGGTATGGATCAGCTCTTATTAAAAAGCTGTTCTATGTGTCAGAGAATATAGCCGACCTGTACTTACTGTTGAGGTCATTTCAGTTATTTCTTAAAACCATGTACGGCATGGATTCATATCACGGCGAACCGATGATACAGGAACTTATAGTGAGAGTGCGGGAAGTATCTGATGAAGTAGAAAACTTTAGAGAGGTTTTCTCAATAGCACTCGACGAAGAATTGGAGGAAGAACTAGATGCAGCCGAAGAAGAAGCGCAGAGCCCGGAAGAAGAACCATTATTTCACATCGGTACATGAAGAGGCGATAATAAAATATGCTAACACTGAGGACAGAGAATTACGGTCCAAGCTTTATATAGAATATATCCAGCCAGCATTTGACCAGATGGTGGATAAGATTATTTACACTTATCGATTCACCACGCTGCCTAATATTGATTATCTTAAAGATGACTGCAAAGTCTGGCTGACGACAATTTTAAATAAGTATGATCCCAGCAAAGGATCAAAAGCCTTTTCGTATTTCTCGGTAGTCACAAAGAACTGGTTTATTCATAAAGTAAAGAGAACCCAAAAGAGAAATAGAACAGAAGTCTTCATGGAAGACATGCTGAATCAGCTTGAGGAAGACCTGGTCTCGGGAGAACCTACATATTTTGAAAAAAGATCCGAGATGGAGTTCTGGGGCTCTCTCAATCACGAGATAGACACCTGGAATTCGTTTATGTTAAAGGAAAACGAGAAAAAAGTCTTGATGGCCGTTAGAATTTTGCTCGACTCTGCGGATACAATTGAAATTTTTAATAAAAAAGCTATTTATTTATACCTACGAGAAATTACCGGCTTGAATACCAAACAGGTCGTCAATAACTTGAACAAGCTAAGGAAGCGATATAGGGTGTTTAAAGACAAATGGGAAAACGGACAAATCTAACGTTAAATGATTATCTAGAAGAAACGACTACAAATATCCGCGAAGACCGCGCGATGGCCAAGTCGCTTCTTATGGATGCCATCAATGACATGAAAGTTTCCGACGCATCTCGCAAGGAGCTAGGGCCCATTGCAGCCAAATACGTAGAAAACCTTCAGCGCTCCAATGAGCAGATGGTTAAATTGGCTGCACTCCTCCAAAAACAAAAGCATACCCAGATAGGACTTTCGGCCGATGACAAGGATCAACTCTTTGATCTCTTAAACGACCACAAGGACGAGGAGTAAATGGCACTCACAGTCAAGGACATAGGGGAAATCTACGGCTCCCTCAACGAGATCTCGGCAAATCCAGGCCCCTCTGCGGATCGTCGAGCCACTACTACCACCGAAGCGCTCTCTCGTGCTCTGGCAGACATATATACACCCGACGCGCTAGCGGATAAAACAACATTTTTGGGAATCGTACTTATAAGTTATCCTACCAAATTGCCCAGACAGGGCTCAAAGCAGGAACTTCTCCACACACCAACCCCTATTGAGGGGAAGGATGGGGAGCCCGGACACCGACTCTATCCTTATTACGACGTCTATAAAGTTTACATTCCAGAGCTGGAACCAATTCCTTTAAATTGGGATGATCCAAATCCTTCGGACAACCAAATGACGTTGCAACAGAGGGTTATGACTTTTGACGATATTATCCCCAGCAATGAGATTTTGCGCGATCTCCCGGGCCCTATTCCCGCCGGAACAATTGTTGCGGTCCAGTATGAAGACTTGTCTCAATTAAAAAACCCGCGTATTGTTGGAGTTAATGGGGGCGGCCCCGCATTTGACATAGACCTTCAAGCCGGAGCGACAGGTCTTAAGCACGCCTGGCAACGCGGTGGCATTGAAACTAGCTTGTCGGGATTTCCTTGGTCCGATAAAAAGCTTCAAAAGACCGCCATATGGAAGTCTACCAAGGCCAAATATGCGGCCTGGAACGGCACAATTCTCAGGAATGGGGAAATACAGGACGTTCCTGGATTGCTGAAGGAGCATCGAAAGAATGATAAGGTTCACTGTCAACTGCTAGCACCAGCCTACGAGGACTGGCAACTCTTAACGTCGGCGTATAAAAACAAGTTTGGAGAAGAGCTACATGGAAGCGGTTATAGGACATGGGCGGGCCAGGTTGCCGTACGAATGGAACGAGTTAAAGGTGATCAGGCCTGTGCGGGCCATGGCAAATGCCGTGATCTGGATGGCACAGGCTCGGGAGTGTGCGACAAAAACTGTAACAATATTGGATACGCAGCGGTCCCGGGCACTTCTAATCATGGCTGGGCAGCAGCAGTTGATATCTACCCTGGCTGGGCGTTTCCATGTAGGTCAGCCCCGGGCGGCAGAGACCAGGCTGGCTGTGATAAGGCGGGCGGTGTAGCGCTTATGGGCTCAGCAGCCTTCGAAAAGTGGAAGTGGTTGAACAAGTTTGGCAAGAAATTCAATTTTGTTTTTAATGTCGATGGGGAACATTGGCATCTTGGTTGGATCGCGATCAGTGAAGTCGCACCAGCAATCGTGGTCAATCAGAACGCCTGGGACCCCACCGGAATCGACGAAGAACTCGAGTTCGGCCCTGGACCTGACGCAGCCCTCCTTGCCCGCGCCGGGGAGACCCCCGAGGAGGCTGAAGCAAATCGGGCAGCGGAAAATGAAGCCGCACGAAAGGCTAAGGAAGCCGAAGCCAAGGCCGCGGAAAAGGCCGCGGCAGACAAAGAGAATGAAGAATTCCAGGCCGAGTTCCGCGCGATGCAGGAGGAAAAGCGCCTTGATGCCAAGGCCTTGTGCCAGGAATCGGCATTTCTTAATGAAGATGGCACCTCACCGGACGACCTTGCATACCAGATAAACGACTGCAGAACAGTCCGCTACGCTAGGTGCAAAGACTTCACTCCACACCAAGGCGGCCCCACTGGCCCGACGATAGATGGCAGGATTATAGATTGTACTGAGTTCGGGAGGAGTACATAAAATGGCCGATGGCGTAGACTTATCCAAGAAAAGATCCGTATCGGCTTTAAATCCCGACACTCTTCCCCCTTCAGAACTTGCCCGCTTTAGACTCCTCGGTCAAGACTTGCTTAGGCAGTCTAACTTTTTTGGCCTCTTTGGCCGCGGCCGCCGCCATTTTGATACGCCCAGGTTTTTATCCACAGGCGCCGAACGGGTGGTGTCCAATGGAAATGCTGAGATTGTATTGGGCCTGGACAGACCGGGTAATAAATTCTCAGGCTTTGGGGGAAAGGGCAACACTCATTGCGCCGCGATTGATATAGTCGCCGGCCGAATGGGAACCTATGCGACTTCAAAAACATCCACAGGTCAAGATGTCCTGGTGAATCCTAACTTTACAATTGACGCTGCGCGCGTTTATATCAGTCAAAAATCGAATGTAGATGGTAATTTTTCCCTCGCTGCCGGCAAAGTAGGAAACACTTCCGAAGAAGATCCCCGCTCGACCGTCGCACTTAAGGCTGACACAGTGCGATTAATTGGACGAGAGAATATCAAACTTATCACACGCACAGATATGAGAAACTCTCAGGGAGGGGAAACTGATAATACCTACAAAGCCCAATATGGTATTGATCTGATAGCGATGAATGACGACAGTGATATGCAGCCCCTGGTTAAGGGGGACAATCTAGTGGAATGCTTGAATGCAATTGTAGATGCTGTGGTCAGCTTAAGAACTATTGTAGAAAATCAAACAACTTACACGCGAGATATAATTTCGGCGCTGATGATGCACACACACCCCTCCCCCTTTTATGGAATAGACAGTGCCCCTGATTTTAAAGCAGTACTACCGAAGAGCGCTAAATTTATCATCGAGAGTGTGCTCAATGTAGAAGTTCCCATGATGCTGCAGCACATGATGGAAACGAATGGCATAGTTAATGATTATTTATCAAACGAAGGGGGAATGGTGTCACCGCAATACGTCTGCAGCAAGTACAATAGCACCAACTAATTATGAGCCCTCCACTACCACCACCTCCGCTGCCCGGCTTTGCCGGAATCATACAGCAAAATGATCTGAAGAGCAAGCAACCTCGCTTGCCATGGCGTACCAAAAACGGGTTGTATCAGGTTATAATATACACTGAGAAAGCGGGGATTAAAACCCCCGGCGATGTAATGGGTGATGCTGCCCTAATAAAAGCCGGTCTTGATAGTTACATGGAGCACTATTTTCCCGAATTTTATCCTTTTATAGCCAACAATAACGCCGTACAGATAGCAGACCATGAAGTTCAATACTATAATCTTAGAGGTGAGATAGAATCGTCCATGTCCGCGGCCACGGTTGAAACAACCAATATGGGATTCATGGGAACCCCTTTTACGTCGGCTACCAAAATCGTGTTCCAGACATTGTTCAACTTCGCCACGCGCCGAGAAGAAATGGTGGCCGCTTCCTCGTTGCCGCCCTTTGAGTTGGCTCTGGAGACCTTTAATATCACTCAAGACTATGGCGAAGCAGCTAAGTCTGTCAACTTCGACATGACCACAACCCCTGACCTAGTGGAGAGGCTATCGGGGCAGCTTAATTCCTTTGGCGATTTTATGCGTCAAATGGCCAATGATTTGGAATATAATCTTAATTTTGGTTTTCTCGCACGTGAAGTCCGCGAAATCGTTAATGCCTTAATGACGATTATATATGATACCATTGACCCGGAGGGCTCACGCCCCGTAATGGAGGCGACAGATTATATTTCGGTGTACTTTGATGATCAGAATCACATTGTAAGAATTGAATACTTTTTTGTAACCATCACCGAGGGGAATACCGAGACTTCGAAGGTAGGGTATATCACCAACATCAAGAACAATCTTTTGTTGCAAAACCCACTAAGTCGTAATATTTTGGCTAACTACGAAGAAATTCTGCGCGATATCGACAAAAACAAGGGTCTAGATCAACAAACCAATATAATAGATTTTCTCCAACAATATGCCGTGGCAGCCGAAAGCGGAAATCCTGGAAAGTTCGGCGCATTTGGAAACCCCTTTGGCCCCGATAGTCCAGTCCAGCCTCCTTTTAATAATATATTTGCCACATCTCCGATGGCCGGCGCCGGCGCAGGTTCCCGTGCAGTTGAACCAGATAGGATGCTTAATGCTCGGGACTTCGACGATCTGACCAAAAAGATAAAATCATTTATTAGTTATGAGGAAATTGCCAAGATTGATGAGGCTGCCAAAGATCCAGAGCTGCGCAGCCGTATGGTCCAAAAAGAGAAGGCCAAAAAAATCAACGCGGCGGTACAGGTTACTAAGATAATTGATAAAATAGCCACTTTTAATTTTCCTCTGGCCGGCCCCAATAAGAGTAAAGAGGCTCGTATTATCAACCAGGTGTTATCCCAGTTTGGAATTCAACAACTTGCCCGAGAAGCCCTGATCTGCTTGACCTTTGGCATTGGGGCGGCCACTCAGCGCATTACGGGTGCTGTCCGTGATTCTCTCACTAGCACTGACTTATATAACCGGCCCCGTAATCCGTCGGACGAACTTAACCTAGAACGACCCAAATTGGGAGATTTTAAAGCATATTTTTCAATTACAGGAGATCCTCCACTCGGAAAGCAAATTTTAAATATTATTCTAAATGCTTTGGCGAATGCGGGCTTTGAGATTATCAAAGCCTTGGCCGATCTCATTAAACTAAATTGTAACGATGTCATCAGAGCCATGGTCGGCGCAGTGGATTGCGGAGAGGAATTGCGCGCGCTCAATGATCAAGCCCAAATACCAGATCTTGGAGACATATTATATAACATAGCCGCTGGTTACGGCTTTACCGGCATGCCACAAGCCTATGATTACCTCAGTGACGTTTCAAAAGTTTTGGATGTAGTAGAACTGTGTCGCTTGCTCAATGCGCCGGATGAAGTCGAGGTGGCCACATTAAACAAGGTTATTGCATTTAACCGACAATATCATGTTACCGCTATCCAAACTAACCTGGTAACGGGAACCGAAGTGATATCATTTTTCGAGAGAGTCTCGGAGTACGTCGACACGGTGACCCTTTGTAACCGCGCGGTCAATAATCTGCTCGATGAGGTTAGAAAGTCTTGCAATGTTTGTTTGGACGAGGACTTTTATGACGGCCTAGAAAAAACTGCTGCCATTCAAGAGCTTACCAATCTTATAGAGCACGGCCCAATTATTGAGATTCCACCATTTGACTTTATGTGCCCGGACTCGGAGTTCTTCATTAACAATCCAGTTTACTCGGTAACTCTTCCCAATGCGTTCAACGCGCTGGTAGACTCGATCCAATTGTATTTTGGCGGTTCTTTGGAAAGCGCGCGAGCCTCTCTACTCATGGAAGGGGTGACAAACGAGCCAAACCCCCAACAGGACGCCATCGACGAGTGCGGCCTTACTGAAGACCCTGTTGAAATCGACACCGCGGTCCTTAATATAATCAAGGATATTTTCAGTAAACTAGCCGAAGGAATTCAATTTATCGCCGATAATGCCAATTCACCTGTTTGCGCCGACCTCGACCTCTCCAAATTCCCAGACTTAGATAGCCTAATGATAGCATTAGAGGCAATCACCGCTGGTCTTGAGGCCTCGCCTGACGCAATCCAGGGAGTGGTAGACAACATCAATGCCGCGCAGTCCTCTATTACTGAGGGAAGTGCTGCCCCCGTCGCTCGTGTCGAACCGGTATTTCCTATTTTGTACAAACAAGCGTTCGCCAATGCTATAGGTTATTTGAACTTCAGCGCGCCTACTGATCTTACCGGCGCCACCACTAAATCCACCGGCGGAATTCAAAGTGGCAGCATCATCAAGTCAGCAACGTCTTTTGAAATAGGCGCCCTCAACGCGGAGATGTATGAGGCCATGTCAATCAGCTATGACTTTAATAAGTCGAATGTAAATGTACACCAAACAGATGATATGATCATTACTTGGCCCCCCTATTCCACAGACGAGGCCCCCTATGTGGGCTTGAGTTATAATATTCCTTTTGATGTATATTCCTCCTCTCCGACCGCTCTCCCACTAAACGGGTCCTTTACTGAGACAGTCAATCCCGCGGCCTTGCCAATGAATGAGATATATAAAACAAAACTTATAAACCCCCATGTTTACCGATTTATCGACGCCTATGGTCTTGGTGCCTTGGAAAATTCCGATTGGCTGCAAGTCGCAGCCCAGGAGTTTCCGCTGGTTCAGGCAGCATCGGCACGCAGGGTATTTGATTATTGTTTGCGAAAGGGTGCTTTTTCAGTTGCTCGTGTCCAGAATCTTAATCTCTTTAAGAACAATGCCAATTGTTCACCGGCGGATATAGGTGATCTTCTCGATGCCGATGGAATCATTGATCAAATGAAGAAGAACTTTTTAGATGACATGTGTTCCACCAATGCGGGTGTAAACATCAGCGAAGGCGTTCGTCGCACTCTAGAATTCGGAATAATAAATCTGCTTATTCAGGCGGTTTTGATACAATTTATCATCAAGAATATTACTGTCTTCTCAGCGTTCAAAATGTCAGATATCTTTTCCATCAAATACCCCCTCCGGGATTACATCATTGCTCAGGTGGCCACAGAGGTCCGGCGCCACGCGACAGCAGGCACCGGAATGGGCCAGCTCCTTAGAAGCGCTATGATAGGATATTTTGAGAGCCGAAGTACGCGACAGTCTACCCAGAATGTGGGTGGTATTACTCACTCCTATGCTCCCACCGAACTGGTCACAGGCTTCACGGCACCGCAGTTTTCTTATATCGGAAACATGCAGCAGATGATTAGCTTTCTGGTTAACGAGAGAATTGGTTATACGTGGGGGCAAGAAATTGCTAGCGACTATGAAACTGGCACTCCAATCACAGAGACTCGATCAACCATGACTGCTATTGGCAACATTATGGACTCTGGTCCCAATAAAAAGCCTTACAGCAGAGTGTTTCTGGAGAATGCGGTAGGCGTCTATAACGGATTTAAACAAATGTGGACAGATAAGACCTCCGGAGGTCAGACTACCCAGGGTGATTACGCTTGGGGCCCCACCGCCGATAAGGGCGACTTTTCGGAAATCAACGGAAATATGGGAATTTTAAAAGAAGTTGTTGTTGATGCAGCCGCCTTAAGTTCGGCCTACCAAAACCTGTTCGCCGCCACGACCGGTACCGTGACTATGAGCGCGGAGATGTTTTCACAAGTGTTTTCAGACATGGTTGCCCCCTCCGATATTAGTGTTCAATATACCCTTTATTTGTTTGATCGCGGGACGGGTATTTATGTAGACCAGGTGTGGAATTGGGAAACCCTTCCCGAAAGCAACGTCGGCATGATGCAGAATGCTGCGTATCTGGCCTCGAACCCCGCGCTTCGCCTCCCGAAGGCCCTTGTAACCATTCCCGTTGCGTCGACGGTCGATACTCCGACCGGTGGACCATGGGCCTCAGTCCCCCCCGCCATCACAGGCTTCCTGGGCAATATATCGTCAGCCACTGGTAATCTTATAATGGGCATAACAACTACAGACTATCAGACTCTTGGCGCAAACTCTGAACTGCAACTGTTCTTAGATCAGTGTGCGAGCCAAAACACCGCAATTATGGCGCCTCTCTTATACAACTTATACTTAAGCGATAAATATTTTACCACTACGGTAGGAAGCTTTGATACAACTATCATCGCCATCTTAAATCTTTTGAAGGCTACTGACGACAGTCGCCGACCACCCACAGCATCTGATAGATCGGCAGCCCAAGACTTCAACAATAGTATGGCAGATTCAGATAATAATCTAGAATCCCTCGCCCGGGAGATATTCTTAAAATTCTTGAAAGAAACTCCTCTACAAATTTTGAAGGGTCTTGTCGAACTCATCGACCCTCATGTGGCAATTTCTAAATTTATTAGAGATGTGACAGCCGAGGGCTTCGGCATGGCTGCTAAGGGTATCACAACCGTGATTGATGCGATGCCCGACGAGCCCCCTAACCCCCTTAAAGAAAATGGCGCGACCGGGGAAGACATCTTGGCATTGGCGTTCTGCGGCTATAATTTGGGAAATCAGTTTGCATCTGAGGCCGCGAATCTACCGACCGCACCATGGGACGCCGAAAGCGACGAGGGCAGTTTATTTGGACCAAGAATATCTTTAAACGGAGTCGACTTCACGGGCACCGTGACTGGGATGTTTATGTTGCCCCCGTCTCCGCTCGGGATAATCTATCTTTTGCTTAAATTTCTACTCGATCAGATAGAATTACCAGATGGGTCTGAGGAAGAGGGAGAGCCTACCGACACATCAGCTGAATGTTAACCGGTTAAAAACCATAATGATAGGTATTTATTAAGAGGTATTAATATGTCATCAGGATTAGCGCCAAGATTGCCCCTGGAAGTGGACGACACATTTGGGGCATACAATCTAATAACGGATTTTGAAACGCTAGCAAACCAGAATCTCAAAATGCTTTTGTTTACATCTCCTGGGGAGAAAGTAATGGATGTAGAGTTTGGAGTTGGTGTGCGTCAATTTTTGTTTGAACCTAATCGGACCGATACGTATTCTCGGCTCGATAGCAAGATAAGGGAGCAGGTCAACATGTATTTGCCTTTTATTGGAATCGAGCGTATTGATTTTATTGTACCAGAAGGAAATCCTGATCTGTTTCCCCACACGATTAACTTAAAGCTATACTACCAGATAAAACCATTGAGTTCTTTTGGTATGCTGGAAGTTGATGTTGCGGGAGCGGGCGTCTAATTATTCATAGGTTTAAACGACATGCAGAAAAAAATAATACCCATTAACTATACTAGCCGCGACTTCGAGTCCATCCGCCAAGAGCTGGAGAATTTCGCTCGTCGCTATTATCCCAACACTTATCAAGACTTTAATGAAGCCTCTTTCGGTTCCCTGATGTTAGATACCGTGGCGTATGTGGGAGACATCTTATCGTTTTACTTAGACTATCAGACTAACGAAAGCTTCCTAGATAGCGCTGTCGAGTATTCCAACGTTTTGCGACTAGCCCGGCAGCTGGGATATAAGCAAACAACTAGTCCTGCATCTTACGGCCTTTTAACTTTTTATATTGAGGTACCTGCCGCAACCACGGGTCTCGGTCCCGACCCTGCTTTAACACCAATTTTAGAGGCCGGCTCCACCTTCAACTCGGTGGGTGGCGGTACCTATACCCTACTTGGCGATGTCGATTTTAATAATTCCGCTGTAGAAACGGTAGTGGGTCAAGTGAACCCACTTAACGGTCAGCCAACCACTTATGTTCTTAGACTGAAAGGACGGGCCGTCTCGGGCCGCGGCAACGTTGCAACCATTCCCATGGGAGACTTTCAGAGATTTCAGGTGGTTAAGATACCAGCGCCAAATATCAGTGACGTTATAAGAGTGTTGGATACGGACGGTAATGAGTACTATGAAGTAGACAATTTATCTCAGAACATAGTTTACAAAGCCATCCGGAATACTGGAGAAAACAGAAGAACAGTTCCAAATATTTTGAAGGCCGTTCCAGTGGCTCGTCGCTTCGCTCTCGAAACTATTAATGGAGAAACATATTTACAGTTTGGATATGGTTCTGCTAACAATAGGCTCACCAACCCGGTTGTCGACCCAACTGAGGTCATATTAGATCTTAATGGCCGAACCTACAGTACAGAGATTGACTTTGACCCGACCAGGCTCATAAGCACTGACAAATTTGGAATTGCGCCGGCGAATACTACCCTTACGGTAGAATATCGCTACAATACCACCACTGACGTAAATGCCGGCGTGGACACTATAACCCAGATCGCCGACGCGCGCCTAAGGTTTAAATCACAGGGTTCCCTATCAACAGCCTCTCGTGCCACAGTTAGAAATTCACTAGAAGTCTCCAATGAGCAGTCGTTTGTGGGGGACGTATCGCTACCTTCAACTGAAGAGGTGCGGCAGCGCACCTATAGTCATTTTGCCACTCAGAATCGAGCGGTAACTGGACGCGACTATCAGGCTCTGTGCTACAGTATGCCACCCAAATATGGCATGATTAAGCGCGCAGCTGTTCTTAAGGATACTGACGAGTTCAAAAGGAATGTGAATATTTTGGTCATCTCCGAGTCTTCGACCGGCAAATTAATCAAATCTAACGCAACTCTTAAGAATAATTTAAAAAATTGGTTACTTCACTATAAAATGATTAGTGATACAATTGATATTCTTGATCCTTTGATTGTGAACTATGCTGTGGAGTATGAAGTTATGACGGACCTGGGAGCAAATAGATTTGAGGTGATTAATCGCTGCACAGATGCACTGGCCTCCCAATTATCATTTGTGCAGGACATCGGCGAGAGACTTTCTCTTACCGAGATGTATAGAGTCCTCCAGAAAGTGGAGGGCGTGGTGGATGTGAGTTCGCTAGAAGTCAAACTCCGCTCGGGTAATCTCTATTCCGAGTCTAACTATAACTTTGAGGGCGCCCTTTCTGCCGATGGTAAGAACGTTTTAGCAGCTTCGAATGTTATATTTGAATTGAAATATCCAAACCTTGATTTAATTGGGTCAGTTCGATAATGGGACTTCTTCGTTATACAGCTAGCGCTGATACTACAATTACAAATGCTTACGAAGCCGGCCTGAGCACCCGGGGTACAGGCTCCAATATGGGCTATGCCGACGCCCTAGAGGTATTTTCGCTCTATGGGCAGTCCTCCGGTTCGGCTACTGGTCAATCTCAAGAACTTTCCCGTATTTTGGTAAAGTTCCCAATCAGTCAGATCTCTGCCGATCGCACCTCCGGCCAATTAGCGGCCTCGGGAAGTGTTTCCTTCTATCTCAAGATGTATAATGCCCGAACTCCCTGGACATTACCGCAAGACTTTAATTTGGTAGTGGCTCCGGTTTCCCGCTCGTGGGCCGAAGGATCAGGCTTGGATATGGATGAATATCAAGACTTGGGGGCATCTAACTGGATTAAATCCGACAACACCACCGACTGGACGTCTATCGGTGGAGACTATCATACTGCTTCGAACTACAACGTACCTTTCGCCCTAGGATACGAAGATCTTGAATTAGATGTCAGTGATGTAATAGAACAGTGGATCGCCGGCGACGACCCAGAGTTTGCCAATAACTATGGATTTGGTATTCGTCTTACTGCCAGCCAAGAGGCTTTTTTCTCTAGTTCAACAGGCCAAGATACCTCTGTATTAATTAATAATCCGGCCGGCGCAACCGAATCTTATTATACTAAACAGTTCTTTGCGCGCTCAACTGAGTTCTTCTTTAAGCGCCCCACTTTGGAGGCGCGCTGGAACTCTAGCATCAAGGATAACAGAGAGAACTTTTACTACTCTAGCTCTTTGGCTCCGGCTGCTGACAATCTGAATACTTTATACTTTTATAACTATATCCGCGGCCGCCTTGTCGATATTCCCGGCAACCCGGCAATACGCGTCTCGTTGCTATCTGGTGCCACTGCACCATCCACAGGAAGCGCTGTGCAACTGTATGGAGAAAGCGGCGGTGACGGAACCACATCTCACTCAGCCTCCGCCGGCCGAGTATCCACCGGCCTATATTCCGCCTCGATGGCAGTGACAGCAGCCGCCTCTCCGCTAACGGTTCTGTATGACGTATGGTCTAGCGCTGCTGATACAGCCGTTCAATATTTTACTGGATCAATTTATCCCCAAAAGATGCCCACCTATATGGGCGCCCCTACATTTAACAGGGTAACGAACATTAAATATATGAAGAAATCATACTCCCCATTCGAAACAGCACGATTTAGACTGTTCGTTAGAGATAAAAATTGGAGCCCCACGATTTATACACGGGCGACTAGTATTAATCCGACGGACATTATTGAAAGCGGAGCGTTTTCAATCCGTCGCGTCATTGGTGACCTAAATGTGGTACCTTTCGGAACGGGGAGCGATCTTCATACTATGATGTCTTACGACGTCAGCGGCAACTATTTTGATTTGAATATGTCTCTTTTGGAAAGTGGCTACATGTACGAAATACATTTGGCGTACTATAATGATTCGATTTCTTCCTGGATAGAGCAACCCTACACCTTTAAATTTAGGGTAGATTGATAATTAATAAGACATGAGCTTTAAAACGTTATTCGATAAAGCTACGGCGGTCACCGCCTTAGCAAATAAGAATTCTAAACAGATCGGCGGAGAAGTTGAATCTCGTCAGTATCATACACAGGATATTATTCACGAAAAGCGGTTTATTCCTCGGATTGATTACTCTGATCCTAAGAATTTTGCTAGGTATGGTTCCGCAGAAGAGTATTATGCTCAATCGATTGGGAGAATCCTAGACAATTATCCTTATGACGGCTCACTTAAGGAAAGAATACAGTGGGAGAATGAGTCCACATATGTAGACCTGCACATTCTCGATAATCTGTATCCCCGTACCAACGGCTTTATTCACCTATCTCAGGGCGGCTGGGGAACCGCGGCTTCGATTTCGAGTGACGGCTATGGCCTTCCCAATACTCTAGAATATATCTATCTAGAGGGCGGCCCTCACGGAAACCCAACCGGCCCGACTCCCTATGCTCAACAGTTTACTGGATCTAACTATTATGATCCTGATACCAACCGCGAGAGCAATTTAAAGTTCGACCTCCAAAATCAAGGCGCCACTATAGAGTTTTGGTTAAAGAAGGATGCCTGGGCTTCTTCTCTTACCACTAACGAAGTCTTGTTTGATATGGAGGCCAGCAATACTGGCACTGAGCAGAATCGCTTCCGGGTGGCTCTTAATTCGACCAGCTCATCGCCGTTCTACATCACTGCGTTATCAGGCGGAGTTGGAATTACTGACGAAGCATTGGGTTCCTCTGTAACCATAGCAGATGGTTTATGGCATCACTATGCGGTCACCTTAAAATCAGTCGCTGCTGGTATTCAAACAAAACTGTATATTGACGGGGGCCTGAACGTATCCTCGGTGCTCGGGTCTACTGGAATTAACGAAGTGACAGGAGCGCTAGTGGCTACCGTTGGTTCCCTCGTTGCAGCAACGGCTGCCGGCGGAGCACAGTACGCAGGAAAACTCTCGGGATCTTTAGATGAATTGCGTTACTGGAAGACGCGTCGAACCGGTGAAAAGATCGGCCGCTATTGGTTTGACCAGGTGGGCGGCGGCACCAACACCGATCCGCAGGCCTTTACCGACACACAAGAAGAGGTAAACACAACCCTTGGTGTTTACTACAAATTTAACGAAGGCATCACCGGCGATACAAGTATCGATAGCACTGTGCTCGACTACTCTGGCCGGGTTTCTAATGGAACCTGGACGGGGTATACAACCGAGTCCCGAGCCACCGGATCAGCCATTGTTATTTCCAAAGCAGCCATAAAAGAATTCAAAGACCCCATCATTTACGGACAACACCCTGATGTCATAATGCTCCAGAGTAGTTTGCAGGTCACCGGCTCGAATCATGATACTGAAAATGCAGCCATGGTTTACAAGAGTATTCCCGGCTGGATCACAGAAGATGACGAGGAAACCACCGGAAACCTCAAGAAACTTACTCAGATTATGGGCAGCTACTTTGACACTCTCCAATTGCAGACTGAATCACTCAATCTGTTAAAAGATGTGGAGTATGTTTCTGGGAGTAATAAGCCTATACCGTTTGCAGATCGGCTTCTTAATTCTCACGGCCTAGTTGCACCCGAAATCTTTTTGGATGCAGATATTTTGGAGAAGTTGGCAGATCGCAGTGAAGACAAGCTCTACGAAAAGACTCTTAATGATTTAAAGAACATTATTTATCAAAATATCTACAATAACCTGACCTATATTTATAAGTCTAAGGGAACTGAAAAGTCTTTTAGAAACCTTATTCGTTGTTTCGGCATTGATGATGAGTTGATAAAACTAAAATTATATGCGAAAAATACCCAGTATGAATTTAGGGAAAACCGGCGAACCCTCATACTCCCGACCAAGTATGTTAATTTTAATGCGACCAATGCTACCGAAGCCACTGTATTCGGCTTTAAAGATCCGTCGGGCAGCTACGAGAACACCACAGGCTATTTGACTTCTAGTGTTGAACTGACCGGAGGCTTTGCATACACGTTCGAAACAGATGTGTTTTTTCCTGAGAAAAAGGACATAACCAACCCTACATACGCGGATACCAATACGCTTTCTGCTTCGTTGTTTGGTATTCATGGCACTATAGGATCTGAGACCGATACTGCGTGGCCCGAAGTTGCGGGCTCTGTGGTTGACGACAAAGTTAATTTCCAGGTGTATGCGTGCCGTGATGAGTTAGACTCTAAAAATGTTAAGTTTGTATTAACCGGCACCCAAGGTGGTGTAGTTCCTCTTATGGAAAGCTCCTTATATGAGGACACCTATTCAGATGTAACATGGAACTTATCAGTTCGGGTTAAACCAGAGCGATATCCATTGGCTGCCTTTTCGACAGGGGCTGACACTGGCGCTTATACGATCGAATTGCACGGAATTAAAGTTCAAGCCGGAGAAATAACGGATAGTTTTAATATTTCTGATACCATTAGCGCAGCATCCAACCCCGACGGTGGATTCATGACAGGCAGTAAGCGCCCCTATGTGGGAGCGCATCGTACCAACTTCACTGGTACTATACTCCAGCCTACCGATGTTAGAATTGAAGCCTCGCGATTCTGGGTGAATTATGTTGAAGACGAAGCACTCCGCGCGCACGCCTTAGATTCCGAGAACCATGGTGCGTTTCAGCCACACCAATATGCATACCCATTTGCTAGTGATGGTCATTATGGAGACGTTGTTGAGTTTGATACCCTGGCCTTTAATTGGGAGTTCAGCCAAAATACGGGCTCGAACGCTTTAGGTCAGATGGTGGTGGCAGATGAATCTTCGGGTTCCAATGTTACAACGGCGTATCAGGGCCTAGGAGAACTACTCAACAAACAGTATACCGCCCTAGGGTATGGATTCCCTCAGTCTTCGACCGAGCCAATTGTTAAGGACTTTGTCGTTATCTCACGCCTAAATGACGTTGAGACCATCGGCCCCGCCGAAACTATTAATGTCTTAAGCGCCCAAGATCAGCACGTTTTCAAGATCGACTCGCGCCCTATTAATTATTATTTCTCTTTTGAAAAAAGTATGTATAACACCATCAGTGAAGAAATGGTCAATTATTTTGGAACATTAAAAGATTTTAATACTCTTGTTGGTGCCCCAGTCAATCGCTATCGTCCTGATTATAAACAACTGGCCTTTTTAAAGCAAAAGTTTTTTGAGAACGTTGCCAATGATGAGATAGACTTTGATAAGTTTTATGAGTTATACAAATGGTTTGACTCTACCCTGTCATTCCTGTTAGGCCAGCTCGTCCCGGCCTCCGCCGATTTTGCGGATAATATTCGAACCATGGTGGAAAGCCACGCTTTGGAGAGAAACAAGTATAATAATATTTTGCCCTTTGTCGACAAGGAAAACACGGTTTTTGAAGCAACTATGTCGAGCAGTGTAGACTACGGTGATGCTATTTCATCCCCGGACGATGAGCCCCAAGGAACCGGGTTTTATCCTGCGCATGCCCCTACCAAGCGCGCAACTGGGTTGTCGAACCGCGGTATGGTTAAAAAGTGGAAATATGTACACGCCCCGGTTTCCGACGACCCGACTGAAAAATATCTCTGGTGGAAGAACAAGGCAGAGCGTAACACACCAACCATTGATGTCCCAGCCGGTGTACTTACCAGTAGGGCCCAAATTTTGCGATCTATTAGGATGGCAGACCAACGCGAAGAAGGAAAGCCTTACCGATTTAACGTTGCCGGTTCATACGACCTACAGGGTGTGGGTACAGGTTATAACTTTAAGCCCTATATGCTATATCCGTCGATTGCTCCATTTGGTGGAAACGCAGCAGGCACAAATGCCCCAAGAGATATAGCCTTTATTAGTGGAAGTACAGTGGAGACGCTCCTGAATACCACGGACGAGTTTTACCCAACATACAAGCAGCGCCTAGGCTTCGCTGTTGATCTAGACAAGAATAAAAATGATAGCATCGCGGACCCCGAACCTGGAGGTCACATCGCTCCGTTTAGTCTTTATAACGCTACACTGACCAACACTCCATCATCTTTCCGACCCAATACCGCCATTACTAATTTGCATCACGATTACGTCGCTGACAATTCTATTCCAGCCCAAGGGCCGTTTACGGAGAAATATGTCGGAGGTCGCCGATTCAGGCACGTAGAACTTAATACCGGAACAGATACTGCTTTAACTCGACCAGAAGGTTTCAAGTTACAGTTCTCTGAGGTCTCTTCCTCGGCCGGAGGCAAGTTTTCTGGTTCACTGGCAATCTTGCCCCCTAATTCTACGGGCTTGATCACCCGTGCCGAAATCCCCACAGCGCAACGATTAAGAGATGAGACCGCAAAGCGCCCTGTAAACATCAAGAACATCTTTATGACGACGGCTTCTGCCGGAGAGCGCCTGAGCAATATTGCCACACATGGTAAAATAGGAAATTACCAGAAGAACTATCAAGTTATTCAAACATCGGGCCGCTCACAGAACGATCCATACTTTGTCGAGCAGTCTTTTAACTTTGCCCTCAACCCCCAGAATCCTTACCCAAGAAGTACATTTAATAATCGTTTCCCTCTGCAGAACCCTTTGAGCGCCACCCAAGCCTCGGGCGAAACTCTTCGGGTTGCAAATACGAAGGCCATTGTACTCTGGGACGGCCCTAACATACACTATCAGTTTACAGCCCCAGCCGGCCTGAATTCAAATGAGGCTGAAACTATCGCTTTCTGGGTGAAGGCAGACTCCTCCGACCTAGGCGGCTACATCATTTACAATGCTGATGGTGGTACTCGAAGACTTGTCACCATCGAGGCCACGGGCCAAGTTGCTTTCTTGGTCGGCCTCGCCAGTGGCAACCACACTTGGATCACTAACGACTCAGCTACAGCCGGCGACGAATGGATACATATAGCAATTTCTTATGATGCATCCTCGGATGCGACAACGCCGAACATCTATGTTAATGGTACCGCTGTGGCTATATACGAATCCGGCACACCCGGTTCAGGCGATCCTGATGACTGGAGTAGCACTGTTTTAGTTGGTAACACTACCAGCGTAAACTTTCAGGGTTATATTTCGGACATGGCTTTTTGGAATACTGCGCTAGACGCCCCAACGATTGCAAGCCTCTATGCGCGCTCAACTGCTAATTTGATTAACGCTTCATGGGTTGCATCCCCCCTCATGTGGTACCGCTGCGGTAATGGTGCTACGGACACCGCCGCCACCATTGTGGATCAAATGGGCACCGCCAATTTGACGTCAACCTCGGGTCTCAAGGAAATTGTTGATATACCTCCCGGAAGTTGTCTTGGAACGTCCCTAGATAATTTTGCACTCCCTAATCGCGACGGCATAAATTCAAATCAGACGGTTTTTGTAAACCACTTTAGCGCGCCCGGGGGTTACAAGACCCTTTCCCGTGGTTATCTCGACCCAGCCCACGAAGAACTTTCAGTCTATAATGCGCTTCCTTATCGAAACCGAGGCGTGATTGATTACGGCTTATCTGGCTCCGCGTCGGCTGATCCCTCTATTGCTCAAGCAGAGCATGTTGTCGGTCAGCTTCTTCGCACGCGCGGCCTTAACCAGCGCGCTTCACTTCATTGCGGACAGTATGGCATCGATGCGGCTTATGGATCCATAACTGCGCAGAGCACTCGTGTCGACGGTGGCACGGGATATTCGTCTACTCCTTCGTGGCACAAGACCAATCGGAACACATTACGGCGAATGGAGTCCGGCTCCACAGGGTATGCTGCAGCTTCCACCTATGACAACTTGTATGTACAGCACCAGATCCCTCAGTCGGCACAGCAATATGCGTGGATCACCGCGTCTCTCGCACCCGGAGAATCCATCATGGTCCTCCAGCCGCCTACGTGTATCTCTGCTTCTTCCTTAACCCAACTCCTGACCGCGAGCGCTGTAGGTTATAGTCGGTACTGGTCATATAATTCTGCTCTGATGTATGGGGCCACAGGCCGCGGCGGATTTAATGCAAGTTCACAAGGACTTCAGTTCCTCCCAGTAGATTTTCTCGGCCTGTCAACTATTGTTGTCGACCCTGTGAGTGCCTCTACTCATACGCTTGGGTACTCTCTAGATCTTCCGCTCTACACTAAACTAACTACTTACTACGCCAAGTCAGACTATATTAATCCTTCTACCATGCCGCCCCAGGCTTTCGCGGCGGGCGGCAATATAATTACCAACCTCGCCAATGGTGCCCCAGGCCATGCAAGTATTTTAAACTCTATTCTGCTTAACCGTAACGGACCATACGGATATCCTACGTGGAAGCAGATTCGTACTGGCGAAACGCGTACTGCGCGTGCGCTCCGTCGCCAAAATAAAATAGGCACAGTTAAAGTTCCCCCCCTCGTAAAAAATGTAGTAGCGTCCACCGGCGTAGAACTAGGGTTTGTGAGAGCCAAACAACCTGTTGGTTTTGTTGACTTTGTGGAACAGCCTTTAAGTAGTCGTTATTCGCCTATCTTCGTGGCCACAGAGGATAACACAGCGAACTCAAACGTTAGAAATAACATTCAACTTAATGTTGCTTATGGAAATCGATTTGACAATTTCTCTAACGAGGGACTCAACAATCTGCTGAATATCCCGCCACCGGACATCTACAACAACCCGTTTACCAATATCGCTGACTCCATTGTGCGTAGCCAGTTGAGTACTATGATGATTTATTCCGAAAGAATTTATCCGGCTGAAATAAATGCATACAAAAATATAGTTCGCAACAGAACCACATTTACCATCTCAAATGTTTGGAACGCCGATAGAGGAGTCCGCAGCGCCACGCAGACTCGATCCAACTCCCAAGGAGATATAGTTGACTACCAGAGTATATGGGCTTTAGACCCGCAATTAAATTTCTCAACAGTGGCCCCTGCTTTAAGCAATATAACGGACGGATCCGGTGAACTGCAAAATATGTATAATCGTTTCGGGGTTCAGTCTACGGGCTATACTGATGGCTCGATAACAGCCAGCGCTATATATGCATCCCGGGTCCCTGTGGGCTATAGCGAAGGTGCTACATCAAGCGCGAATCTGGTTTATGGAGGTGCTGCATCTTTTGTCACTCCGATGGACGCCGACAAGATGCCATATGAGCGCTATGAGGATTGGGTCCAGCATCTGCGCCTGATCGGCAAGGATTATTCTATAGTTCCGGAATTCCGCCTGAGTGAGTTGATGGAGACTTATCTCGAAACTTATGATGGCAATTTCTTGGCTGAAGTTACGGGCGCCTTAACATTAACGGGATCCTCGGCCGAAATTTCCAATAACCAAGAGCAGTTTTACAAGACTTATACTAATGCAGATTTCATGAAGTATTTTGAGGTGGTGGATAATATGCTGGACAACCAGCGCTCTGGCGACTTAAAAATACAGAGAGAGAAGTTGGCCCTGAGATGCACAGCCTTGTTGAAGTTTTTGCCTTATAAGGGCTTCTATCCTTCAGAACGTATTATGGAGTTGGCTAGCCTTTTCTCCAGCTCGTATGGCGATAATTTTGAAACCATCGCCGCGGCAGCCGATGGGTCTACAACCACCAATCCTACAACCTATAGAGCTATTGTGGAGCCACTTTTTGCACCAGGAATCTGGTTTAACAGTGTAAAATCTGGAGTGGGTGTGGGAAGTTGGGTCACTGTCAATACCGCGCCAGACAGCGTGTCATCTCAAGATGACATTAGCAGATCCGGCCAGCAGAAGGATGCTGGTATTACTGTTTTACCGGAGGGGTCTGTATGCTATGGTCAAGGCAGTCTGTTCTCAGCATCACTTTCTCGTAACGCCAATACCTATCATTTAGAGCGCGTCCCCTTTGAGGCCTCATATCGACCTGAGGAATTCCTCAGTCAAAAGTCTGTGACGGGTTCCTATATTTGGGATAGTGGGATGGGGACTGCCAGCCTCGCCTTTAATAATGGAAATAAATATACCAAGAATAGGGTAAAATGGAACGGCGCCGGCAAGGATCTCTATCGTTTAGCGGCCGATAACTTTTTATGTGAAACGACAAACTTTTTCATGGATGACATGGTAAGTTTTATCTCCAGCCCAGAAAACCAGTTTTCCGAAAAAACTCAAGAAGGGGAGGTTTTCGCCCTAACTCTTAATTTCAATCGGCCGATGACTCGACAGCTTGGAATTACTGCCGGCGGCGACCCCGATCGAACCCGTTTTGAGTTGTATAATCGAGCCTCGGCCTTCGGGTCGCCATTTATTTTGGATGAGGGTTATCCGATGACCACCACAGGTGAGACAGCCTCTGGCTCAATTGAACTTACCAGTAGCCTTGTTTCATCGGGCATCCAGGCCCAGGGTTATATTGAGTTAACCGGTGCGATGGTTGGCGGAGTAGCTGCTTCGGGTAATATTAAGGTGGATTCCTGGGCCGACAATATTACTGGCCAGGGCATCCGCTTATATAACGCCGAGGGCACTGAATACTATACTTACACCTTTAGTTCAACCAGTCCCACTAGTGCGGATACAATAAATACCACCAACTCAAATTCCGACCAGCTCAAGGAAATCCAATTGGCCGTTGAACTATCCGCTTGGGATGGGACAACCCGGATCAACACAGTTGACATTACCGTGCTCGAATTGACTCAGAGCGCCACGGGCACAGCCGGCAACACCGCTATTGGCGAAGATGGGGGCGGTTTAAGCTCAACTGACTTCATCAATGGCGCCAACGCCACAGGGTGGTCCATTACCACCGGCGACAGGTGGACAATTAGCGATGGTGGCACCAACTCCTACAACTACCTACAGCCCGGTACCGTCCGTACAGCAACGTTCGCAGCCACTAGCTCGGGAGACCCATGCGCTTATGATGGATGTTTCGAAATTGTTAACACGGGGGATGCAAACGCTGACATTTTGGCCACCATACAGAGTTTCTACGACACAGTTAATACATACCAAGCCGCCAACCCAGACTATAAAGTAACGTCTTCAACCATCAGTACCGCGGAGGGCGCGACCGACGTCGGCGTTGTATATTTTAGGAACTGTCATACTGGCGCCTATGGTAACGTGGGAATAATTGCCACTACCAGTTCCAACGGAGACTACTACCAAAGGGTGGCTGGAATGGGCTCGGCGACTGGCGTCGGCCCCGGCGCACAACAGAGGGCGCCCTCTGTTGCTGGTGTGGACCCAGTTTACACGCTAGCGGACCAGGATCGATTTGTTATTAGTGACGGCGCCTGCGATGGCGCCCTGCAGTGGATCCCATTCTATTTAACCGGTGCGGTGAGCGGATCCACAGCCTGGAATTCAGCAGTGGCATCTACTCCATTTGCAGAGTTGACTGCTTCTGATGCCCAGTCGACCGCCACTAACCTTGTAAATGCCATCAATGCCATGGCAAACTACGGCACCTTCCCAATGACAGCCCAATTAGCAGCAGGTGGGAGCCCATCGGCCGCCAACGCTCGAATTGATATTGTAAACGATGATGACGGCGCGTGCGGCAACCAAGCCATTACTAGTGTTCTATCCTCCGAAGCCTCTGGTTATATAAACATCCTCGGCCTCGCCGGCGGGAATGATAGCTTTGACACTACTGAATACACTGCATCTTTGGCTCCCAATCTACCTTCTTACTTCTATGGTACTAGCTCGGTCACCATTATTACTAGCGCTTCATACGGCGGCCGGCAAACAATTGGAGAGTTGTTTGGTAATGCCGAGTATATCTATGACCGGTCCTATGAAACAGGAGACTTTGATACTGCAGCAGTTGGATACTGGTTTGCTCAACAGGTCTCTGAGAGTGTAAACTTAAATGAGGTTTTCGCTGAAGGCCGCTCTTTCCGGTGGGCAATCCAAAGCAAATTCGAAACACCAGTGCTAAATTTTGCAGATATATCGCCCCCTCGTCCTGCCGCGGCCCTCTATCCTGTAAAGGCAGGGTGCGACGCAGACATCACCAGCAAAGGTATGTGGCATCAGTATGGAACAGATTTCTCTAAGGGTGATGGCATTTATTTGAATATTACTACCCCCAAACTAGTAGATTCTACCCGATATGGTACGGTACATAATCCCTCATCATTAGCCCAGATGGTTGGTTTTGAAGAGGGAGTAAATAAAGAAATTGGCCAAGTGAGGTCTAATCAAGCACTGGAAGAGGCTGTGGTGGCAGTGCCCTTTGTGGTAAAAGCAAACCGTAGACAGTTTATAAGCTTTCCCCGTAAACGTCCGGCATCTTATGCTAGGCTTGAGGCAGCCATGGACAAATATATTTTCCCACCGAAGTTTGATTTCCTCCAGTTTGATTCCGTCAAACCGATAATCATGTATGTTTTCGAATTTAGCATGGATTTGAAAAAGAAGGATCTCACCGACATGTGGCAAAACCTGGCCCCTGGTGGAACAACGCCGAAAATGGCAGTAGATGAGGTAATAATTGAAGACAAGAAATTGATCAACAAAATGTTGACGGATAATGAGAATCTCCAATGGATGGTATTTAAAGTGAAGAGACGCGCCACGAAGGACTTTGAAATTCAGCGTAGGTTACAATTGGTCGATTCCACTAACCAAATTACTCCCTCTATCGGGCATTATACATACAATTGGCCTTATGACTATTTCTCCTTAGTCGAGTTGGTAAAGATGGACGAATCAGTACAGTACGCATCAACGGATATTATTGTTGCAGATGGTGAACCTATCGCGACCGCTGAGGCGGCGTCAGGACGCACGAGGCTCCCAACCTCTATCTCGGCTCGTGAACTCACCGCCGGCGCCACTGGTACCCCCATAGCGGGCGTCACAGAGGGCTCCTTCGATGTCGCGACCCCAATCGTTCCCGTAAATCTAGTCGACCCCGATACTGTGGGCGCCCAAAAGAGCGATACAAAGACTCAAAGATCTACAAAGAGCACCGTGAAAAAGTCTTCCGCGAAGACAGTCAAAAAGCAAAAGAGAAGTTATAGCACCAAAAGTAGGTCTAAGAAGTAATTAAGGTATGGGATTTTTTAACAAAAAAGACGATGTGTTAGGCCTAGAATTGACAGCCTATGGCCGTTATCTTCTTTCACAAGGAGAGCTTGAGCCAGTCTATTATGCTTTTTTTGACGATGATATCTTGTATGATCTTGAGGCCGCCGGCGCAGCAGAATTTCAGAACGATGCAGAGCGCCGTATCAAGTACAATACACCTTCCATCAGGACGCAGCCCAATCGAACGGGGGCCGAAACTCGCACAAATGAATTTTTATTAAATGTTACGGAAAGTGGTAATTTTACCACCATTTCTGATAACTCCGTGAAGTTTGTAAATCGGTTCAATAACGCTCCTAATCCGTTTGAGTCACAGTCCGATGAGGTTTACATTGCTCCTTTGGGGAACAGCGATCTCAAGACAGATTACGCACCGGCGTGGCATATTAACATGCTTCACGGAGAAATCACTAGCAGTCTAGACTATAGAACATCCAACCTGACGTCCAGTAACCCGGGCCTCGCGACCGGGTTTGTGCAAAACATTCCTCAACTTGATATTACGTTAGATTATAAAACTTTTTTCACAACGGATGAGGAGGTAGGTTTTTTGACCGCAGGGCCCATCATCGAAGTCTCGACTGGCACACCAGTAAATTATACTAAAGTTGCCGGCCCCCTGAATATGGATAGTATTGCTTTATATATGGAGGAAGATTATTTATTGGTAGATATTGAAGAAATAAACGGAGTATTTGGAAAGGAAAACTTTGATGTGCAGGTTTTTCTCACTAGTAGTACTGAAACCCCCGGCAACAAATTACTGCCTCTAGACTACGTGGATCAGTCTTCTCAGTTAACGGCCTTAGAGAGCAGTACAGTAGAATATCACTTAAATGTACTGGTAGATAGGGAAATCCCAATGCAAGTTCAAGAAACACACGACATCAAGAAGTATATTAATCAGAACCCAGGCGCCCGGTTGCGCCTAGGCCGCGACCTCTATGGGACCACACCCAACGAGGAGCCTTGCGAATGATTTATTCTGTTGCCGCTGGGTCCTTCAGGTGGACGTCCGCCTTTCCTCCTGTGTTGGTGAAGTCGGTTGATATCCTTTCCGACCCAGCCGAGCGGTTCAAATTTAAAGTGGACCTTTTAATCCAAGATACAAGGCCGCCAGAAGATACCACACCGTTTGGTATACTGGTGGCCGCAGTCTTGGACGACAGCTATTTGGGCCTCCTCAAGTCCAAGAAATCACGTATTACGGGCCTTATTAAGATGGTTAAAAACCAGAGGACCTCAACCTCTATCTTAGATCACGCCTTCGGTCGCGAGCCAATCGAACTGGCATCTGCGCAATTACTTTCCTACCGGGGTTTTGGTGAGGCCGATGGGGGTTCTGTAGTTTATTCTAGTGGCGACACCCCCGCGGCACAAAACAATCTCATCAGTGCTGCCTTTGAGTTCGACGCGATGCCCCCTAATGTTAGGTTGGTGGTAGTGCCTTATGGCATAAACGCTTCGGCCGACGCGCCCTCGGGTGCATCCTACGGAATCGCTGCCGACAACAGCCCTTTGGTAGTAGGTCGCCCTGTCATTGAGGCTGTTGTGGTCAATAGGTCCATCCGGCCAACAAGCAGACTTTTTCGCCTGTTAGAAAATAGCAAAGTTGGAAAAGCTGGCCAACTGTGGGTAGGGCCCGTACACCGGGCCCCAGGCGCCCGCAGTCTGATGGCCGGCGCAACCCATACCGATGAACCTCACCCTCGCGTTGGAACTGTGGCTGTCATAAACCAAAAGATTAAAGACTATCGTCTTGCAGAGGCCATCGCGCAGTTGCCAATGACTTCGTTATGGGAAGAACCCAATCCGCAATCGCCAATGGTTTCGCACTGGCAGACCACCGCCCCCCAATCTCATTTTGGTCAGGTTATCTATAGTCGCAGCTTTAATAATCAAGTTGGAGTTATGATTCCTTTTAATATTCAATCCTATGTCCGAGAAAATTTTGCTTTCGGTAAATTGATTAGGGACCCCGATTCTCTTATCTCGTGCGCCAAAATCGAAGATATAAAAGTATTTCGTACAAGAGTGCAAGAAAATCACTTGGGGTCGAAGCTTACCCCGGATAAGAATGGCGCCTGTAATGATTGTTATAAGATTCCCCCCACTTTGATAGGTACTCTTAAAAATGGGCAGGTAAAGCTCTTGGATCTGCAGGTTCCTACTGAAATGATTCATCATATTTTTGTAAAAGACACTTATATGGCCGACGCGGCGCAAAGTCATTTTGAGTATCAGGTTGAGATTGACATGGTGGATGATACTCCGAGTGCCCTATCACTCCTTCTTCAGGGTCTCGATACGGCTCTGCATAATTATGAGGCTTATTTAAGAGCCCTCCAGGGTGACGGTAATGTACCAGAGAACTATCAGACCTTTCTTAATGCCAATGCCCAGACCTTGTCAACGCGAAAAGAGTGGAAAGCCCTAATAGTGGAGTTTTTAAAGGTTGTTGGTTTTATTTATGGGTTTCAGAGGACTCACTACAAAGATCCAATTCTCTGGGCCCTTAAGATGCTTCCACTCGCTAGTCCATATTCGGCATCGATTGAGTCAGCCTCCATACTTAAAGAGTTGATATTTAAATATCGCCGGCGACTGGGTGATATGTTTGGGAAAACATCGGTTCAAAAGTCCGAAGCACCGCCGAACCTTAATCAACAAATTGGCCAGGCGCGCCCATCCCGCCGTCGATTAAAAATAGTACACGCCATAAAAGAGGCCTATTATAACGAACTGGCGCCTCACGTCGGGTTCGATTACCTGGGAGAGTTTGTCTCTCAAGGCGCGACCTTTGACAACATCACCCACCAGAAATATATTCAGCGTACCACTGCTGAAATGGACAAATATGGACTGACAAATCCATCCTCTCAGGGAGTTAACAAGTATGGATTCTTGTCTCCCCGTGTAATCCGTACCGCGGCCCAACACCTGCAGACGGCCCGCGAAATGCCCCTCCCGAGTTCCTATGATCTTTATCAGGCTAACTTGCTGCCTTCGACGACAGAAAAGAATTTCATTAGTAATACAGGGAACCCTCTCGACAGTGAATCTTTCCTGGTTAATCGAATATTAAATTATGAGGGTGTTTCTTATGGACGTCTTCCAAAGCCGATATCCCAGATAGCCGAAGAATATATATCACCCCCCAGTGCCGATAGAGATACTTCGGATTATTTTGGCGAAGACTCCTCTATTGTTTTTGATAATAGAGCCTCTGAGACTGCCATTTATGGAAGTGATGTGCCATCTTATCTTAAAAGTCTTAAAAACGCCGCTGATTTAGTGGATAATCCAATTGTTCGGATGACTCTTAATGGTATAATTGGGAACTCTAGAGAGGTAAGAACAACAGACATAGAAAAAATCAATGGCTCGTTTGCGCACAAACAACTTTTATTTGACGAAGAATCCCTAGCCGGCATGAATTTATTCGAGATAGAGATAAATTTTAATTCTGTAGTTAAGATAGAATACTTCGCCGGGTACAATGGTTCTCTGCGCAACCAGGTGTGGAACATCTTGACGCCCACACAACTGACATCGCTAAACAGTGGAGAGAGAAGCACGTTTTTGTGTCGAATAACAGACCTAGGCTCAGTACTCAACGAGCCTAATATTTTCAAATTGCCCGGATTTAGTCAGTATTTTATTTTAGGATCTCCGCCCGCGACCAGCGGCCTGGCTCTTCAGAGTCGGTACGCCAATCGTTATAAGGATATCGGTTCTACTGTGAAGTCTTTAATGCTCGAACCCATAATAAACACGAATACTGCTGAAGCATCGGTCTTCCCGCAGTACACGGTTTCGGCCGAAATGATTTATGAGCCTCAGCCGGGCCTTACTGGGCTGGGCGTCTCCTCGGCAATGACGACAACAGGAGATTCATACTAGTGTCTATTCCTGTGTTAAATATGAAGGCTTATGTTGATAAAACAACATTAGTTCTAGGCCCCCAAGAGCGTCTGCTGGGCAATTTTCAGATTCATCCCCTCATCCGAGAGGATTGGAGTTCTAAGGATTGGTTCTGCGACGCGATGAATCTGGGGCACACACTTACGGCTTATGATCCTTATTATAATGAGACAGCCGGATCATATGACCCGCTCCCTGCGAACGAATTGTTTTATGTGGCCACTACCGGAAAACGCCACAGCGGCCCTTATAATATGTTTCACACAGATCCAGATGTAACAATAGCGCACGATGCCGATTGGGGCACACTCGAACAGGCCCATTGGATTTACCCCCCTTCGGGATGGCCTTTCTCCTTGGGGACTCATCAATCGGTTGGAGCCAATCCGGCCTCAGCCCTTGAAATATGGGCCCAACCCCAGCACACCCTTAACCAACCGGGAGTCAAGAGTGCCTTTAACGTCCATCCTCGAAATGCTGCCTGGAACGAGGGGATCCTCGGCAATCCCACCGGCAGCATGGAAAACTTTCTATCACAAGAAGGTTATGGTACCGCGTGGGCCGGTGATCCCTATTTTGTAAGTTATACTACTCGGCCCGGAGGCCTGGAGCCCACGGATGATCGGATGGCCGGCGCCACAACCTCCAACGAAAGTATCTTCAATCATATGGTGAATAACACGGACTGGATCCACGATCACACCTTTATAATGCCGGAGAACCAAGAGGTCAGTTCTCAGGCGAGTATTGGTTTAACCGTTCAGCCTGTTTATAATTATTTTATTGACTCAGATCCTGATTATGAGTCTATAATCGCACAGTTACCCGAGCCAATGATTCCCAACTACTATATGGTGGAATCGTCTCTCCAGGAAGGCAGAGATGCCACCTCTGTGTACCCGGCTAATTTTACCTACATGGAGGGAGCTACCGAGAACGGCTCTTCCTATCCTTTGCGCTTTGGGTTTGATGCAACTCAAGGCGCCTCCCAGCTTGGTTCGTTAAAAGCTCTCTTCGAGGGAGACTCATCAACTGGTCCATCTGCCCCCTATGATAACCGTCAAGGCTTTTATCAACTCTATGCATCTATAATGGAAGATATTATTAAAGGTAATTCCGACATGGATCTCGCCACTGCCACAGAACGCGCAAACGCCCAGTTTAGGGATATTGCAGTTTTGACAGCCGATTTACAATATATTAGAGGTGGTGTCGACATTATTGCTGACAATCGTGGCAACAACGATACAACTGATGATATGATGGCAATCGACGGATATCCGTTTTATAATATGGTCACCATCTCTCCGGCCCTTCCTCCCAACTTTTACGATAACAGCCAGTACAAGATTAGTGGATTTCAGCACGGAACCGGCCTCGGCGCGCCAGGCTCCCAGATGGGCTCCATATTTGATTCTCTTCTCAAAAATCTCTCGGCCCCTCTGAAGCCCGGAGACTTCGATACATTGATTAATACACTCCAACTGATTGTATGTAAAAGCTTGTCGGCCGCCAGCGACCTCCCCCCGGTGTTGGCTACTGGAATCTCCGGCTCCACATCCACTACTTTCGTTAGAGGCGACAACGAGGCTACCACTTGGCCCCGCGTCGCCGCCCCGGTGCGCACTGCCGGCGATGCCAACTATAATCTACCAGTGGCCTTCGAACTGGAGAGGCTTCTGTCTTATATGAGCCCAAGCTATGATCAAAGTGTGATCGACCCGGCAATTCCCGCGTGGGATTCTCCGGCTAGCCAAAAAGACGAAGAATTGGCCAGGCATTTGCATGTTTCTTGGGAGATGAATAACAACATAGGAAATGAAAATAAGAATTTTACCATCCTACGAAATCCGGCTCACGTCTCGACCTGGCACCAAAATCTCTGGGGGACCGACCCTGGAATGCGGCTCCCGGCCCTGGATAACATCGTCCCCCCGAGCATGGTCCGCGCCCTTCTAGACCAAATCGCCATCCGCGCGCGCCCACTAGGGGATGTTTGGAACGGCACACCAAGTTTCTCAGAAACGTTTATGTATGTGGTCGAGAAGCGCGCCATCCCCGCCGGATCAACTACCGCAGATCTGTCGCAACCCCCGGTACAAAAATTTTATTTTGGCATCCCATATGGTGCCCCACAAGACACCATTCAATATATTGATACCCAGATCAAATATGGTGTACGATATCAGTATGACCTAAAAGAAGTGCGGGTAGTTGTAGGCAGCCGATATCGCTATACGGCAGCAGAGTCCACTTTAAATCTTGAAGACCCCGGCCAGGGTCGAGCCCTAGCAAATGCTTTAGGGTTCTACAAGGAGGAGGGCCCCCGCGAAGCCCAGCTCGTACCATTGGAAATCAAGCTGCGTGAGGCGCTGTTCATGAACAACAACAACACCTGGCCCTACCCTCCCTATGCTGAAGAGGATGAAAATGTGCACTCCCTTTCCGCATCCATCGGGACCCCCGGCCATATGACCCTGAATAGCACCGGTTCCACCGGCTTCGGGTGGGGCCAGGGGCATCTTATTGGCTATTATTGTTATAGTCTGCCCGGTAACACGACCATTTTTGATCTCGTCGGCGGCCCATCAAACCCGGCGAACTGGGGGCCATATATATTCAATATCTTAGATCCCACTTTAGCCGCGAACTACGGTCACCCCAACGATTATATGCTTTCGGTCGACTGGTCAAAACTTAATATTAAAATTAAGCCCGGCGCCGGAATGGGAGGAAATGAAACTGGTGGCGCCATACCGGCTGAGCCAGGCGCCATTGACCCCGCGCCGCCGGCGGATCCGCCTGATGTCTCTGGGGAACCACCCGTCTCCATTCCCAGCTGGCTCCCCCCGGCCACGGGGGTGGGGGTAATAGATCAGCAAGATCTTCTCAGCGTAGTCGAGACTGTTAACATAATCTCCCAGCATCTCGGAGCACAAATTGCAGATGAAGTCGAGGGGTGGGTCGCCAATGGTGGGCCGCTCGGGGACGTTTTGGACGTAGTTTACGCAGCGGGCGCTGCAGGTACGGGGCCCCTCGATGGCGATCAACATGGCCAGCCTGCCCCCCTGCAGATAGCAGCAGATCTCTATACAGGATTCCAGGACCTGGGAGTTAACCCTCTGAGTGCTTGGCCATGATAACATCTAATTGGCCATTTGGTCCACAACAACTGATAAGGAGTAGCAACAGATGACAGCGCCTAGCTCAAATGTTAACTGGTGGCTCGACTGTAGGGAAACTCTTCTTAACTCCAGTGGACAAGAAATTCAGAATACTTTCTATGTTCAAGTCCTTGGCGTGGCGCCCGATTTCATATTGTCAATCAAAGACTTCCGGGATCAAGTCAATCAGCAATTTCTAACCGTTATGGCCCCCGGACAGGCCGAGCTGGACTCCGCGCCCTCGGAGGATCATCCGCATGGCCTGACTATGAATCAGTATATATTGTCGATGAAAGTTTTGACGACCACAGGCGCCGGCCCAGGGACCTGGAGGCCAGTTGTCAATCAGACTCATGCTGGCCCCGAGGGTGTCCTTAATAGTATCTTCGGCACGAATCCCCAAACCGCGGATTTTGTTATTGAATATAGAATTCAACCAATCGGGGATGGCTATCAGGGTACTGATTATACTCTACAGGACATTTCTATTCAAACCGTTGATGGCATTCATGGAACGCAAACGCCAGCCAACGGCGCCACCCCGGGCCCCACGGGAATCCCCGGCGAGGGATCTACAGTGGATGCTGAGACCCCTTACGCTACTGTAACTTACCACAACGCTTCGAATACCGTCTTTTATGAAGTTCCGAGTACATCTACTCAAGCCATCATGCTGGACTCCCCGCCATTGCCTCCCAATTTGGTTATAGCGCCCTATCAAGGGGTTAATAACCGTTTAATGCTGATGCTTAATTCTAATACCGGAGAATACTTGGCGAGACCAGAAATCATAAAAGCCACCGACGCAGCCATGATTGCCGACCTCTATATGTATCAAAGCAATATAGCGGTGTCTCCCAATGAGGTAGTAGATATGCTGGACGACCCGGCCAACCCTCTGAAGCTTCGATACAAAAATGATGATCCGCTGAAGAGGTATGAGATTTTTAGAACAACGTCTCGCCCCCAGAAGTACTCAGACTTTGGTTCGACTGGTACACATGCAATTGCAGAGAGTAGAGTTTTTGTCGACAAAGAATCATCCGCAGCATCGTTTATAGATAACGTTTCTCCAAATACTAAATATTATTATTGTGTCCGTGCTTTGGACGTACATAACAACTTTTCTAACCCGACTCATGTTTTCGAAGCAGAGTTGGTAGATAATGAGGGACAGGTATACTTAATATTAAAGACAATATCCCTTACAATTGAAAAGAGAAAGGTCTATAATAAAGCAGGGAAAAGATATTTATATTTAGAACCTGCGATACGAAATCTTCAAGTAGAAGAAAGTTATATTGAGGATCACTACGGAAATGCAACCATTGAGACCCTCCCGGGCCAAGATATTTTGGGCCTACCGAATGCGCCGACCGCTGGCCAAGCAATTGGACCGGATGTATGGAATAAAACTTTTAAGATTAGGCTGACGAGTAAGGAAAGTAACAAGAAGATAGATTTAAATATCACCTTTAAGAATACGGGAGTTGATTATCCGTAGGAATAATAGTTATTTATTTACTACTTATATAGAGAGGAAAAGGATATGGGATTTTTAGATAATTCAGGCGACATCATTCTGGACGCTGTTTTGACAGATACAGGGAGGATGCGTCTAGCCAAAGCAGACGGCAGTTTTAAAATTTCGAAATTCGCTTTGGGCGATGATGAAATTGATTACGGCCTCTATGATAAGAATAACGCGAGTGGGTCCGCCTACTACGACATTACGGTTTTACAGACGCCTGTTCTGGAAGCTTTTACCAACAACACATCGTTATTAAAATCTAAACTGATGTCATTAAACCGTAATGATGTCCTATACTTACCCGTTGTAAATCTGTTTACGACCGCTGGGAAGGGGTCCGCCAAGCACTCCTCGGGCACCTTTGTTGTGCCTGTAGACAAGACAACAGTGGATAACCTCAAAGGTGGAAACGATGGCAACGGATCACTTGGAGCAGGGTTACTAAATGGATATCAGCCCAATACTGACATTTCCCATATTTCCTGCCACCAGGGGCTCAATACCAACGAGATTAGCCCGAACGAGGTACTCGCCCGAGACTTGGTGGAGACCCAGTACATTGTGGAAGTAGATAATCGATTAGGTCGTATTTTCCCTCCACCTACTGCACCTCAGGCTACAAACACTAATTTAACCACAGACACCCAAATTGCATCGGCAACTCCTTCGTTCGTCGACGACGATAACATTGCCTCCTACATTTTCTCTTTCTCTAGGAACAGCGGATATGTAAGCAATCTCGGAGGAGACACAGAGTCTTCGATTTTGGGCCCTCGCGGAACAAGACTGCAATTTAGAATCGGCGCGAGCTTGGACACGCGCACCAGCACCTACCTGTTTACTCAGATAGGTAGTCTTTCTACAACTGCGCTGGCTAATGCAGCCGGCTCGGAATTAGCAGCAAGTCAGTGGAGATTTATAGATTCCACCGTTCGCGTAACTGGAGTCAACACTGGTTATCGATTAGACATTCCTGTTAGGTTTGCTAAATCACTATAAGGATTATGATACATGGCTACTACATTTAAAATATTAACCCAAAAAGACGTTGTTTCTACACGAAACCTTCTTCACGAGTCCATTCCCATAACAGGAACAATAGTTTCCGGAACATACGATGAACCACCGGCAGGTGGCGGCTTGGGGAGCAGTAACATCAAAAATTATTCTCATGGACTTTTTCAGTCAGTTTATGACTATTCTGCTCTCAGTTCTTCTGCGAACCATATTTTTGACCTCACGGCCGGGTACTCTAATTCCTCGGCACTCTCTGCTTCTTCTAATACCCAAAATGCTAAAAAGATCAACATCTATAACGAGATGGCCCAGGTCCTTGTGGGATTTGACGAAAACAACGATTTGCGTAGATTTGACGAAGATGGTGACTTTGTCAATACAGCCACGAAGATTGATGATGCATATTTTATTAACTTGACTCGCCTTTTAACCAAGGACGAGGTGAAGAAAGGAAGCTTTACGTTGGAACTTGGGGTTTCCCATATCCATAATAATGCCAATACGGCTAGCGTCCTTCTACAGGATAGCGATGGAAATACCTCTTACAAGGTAAACTCCCCCGCCGGCGAGTATGGCATTTTATATGCCACCAATGGCAGTGGGACAGAGTTAATCGATAATGGCACTCCATGGAAGGCCGGGTTACTTTACTATCAAGCCGGCATCGCTGTCGTAACCGCATCGCTTTTTGAATCTACTACCACCGGTGGAATGCTTTCTGGTTCCTGTAAAATGGACGAGGGCGGCAACGATATCGACCAGTCCCTTACGGGCTCCTCGATTTCTGGCAACTGTGATAACTTCCGAAATCGTATGCGCGATCTTTCGTTTAATAACACGACCGAACTTAATTCTACTGTATACTTCTGTCGGGCCAACCATAACGAGTTTAATTACTCCGCCAACCCAACGTACTTGAGTGCCAGTAAACTGGTTGTGAAGAATAACTCATCAGATATTCCGGTTTCTTATGCTACCACTGTCGGGCTTTACTCGCCAGACAATGAGTTGCTTGCGGTTGCAAAGGTTTCAGAGCCTCTTAAGAAGGATCCTACTAACGAGTTTACACTACGAGTCCGACTAGATTACTAAAGTGGGGGTCGTATGGCTTATTATAGATTTACACGAAATGAAAAGTTCGTCAACACTTTAAAGCTCTATCCAGAACTAAAGTTTACAATCTATAATGGCTCTGCTTATTATAATGACATTCCGAACTTTGCCGGCTCCTTTACGGGTTCTATTGTTTCGCCTCAAGGTTCCCTAAGTCTATACGAACTCAACGTCGACCGTGCTGAGGTTCCAATCACAGACACTACACCCGTAGGTACAGATCAGATTGAGAATAACGGGCTGATCCGCCCTTGGATCGTCAAAGATGGTAGCCGGATGAATTTCCGAACATCTACCTCTGAGGCGTTCGTCGGGACTGATATTGGCGAGGTAATCATGGGGTCTTATCCCTTGACAGCTTCTATTTCCAAAGAATATTACGGCACCACAACTACCCGATCCGAGGCCGCCCAAATTAATACGGATAATAATGGACTCCTAACCATCGATAGTGTCGGGTACGTGACCCATCTACGCGCTCTCAAAAACACTATTAATTATTACGAGTATTTATCTCCGCAGTTTCAATATTCTTCTACTCCTGATATGATCTCCGCAGGAATCCATAATAGAAATTTTGACACTAATGAATTGGGCCTTGTGTCAATACCTAGTATGTTCTATGGTAACCAAATTAAGAAGGGAACTGTTAAGCTAGACATTTATTATACTGGGTCTTTGGTCGCTACTGCCGAGGACACCCGAAGAAATGGCGAACTAATAGAAACCTACAATGCATACGCAGGCTTCACAGGATCCTGCGTGGGCCTCGTACTTTATAACGAAGGCTTTTTAATCCTTACGGGTGCCTCAGATCTTAATGGACAAACTGAAGTGTATGTAACGGGCGAGTCTGCCGATAATCCTAAGTGGGTCTATTTTGCACAATCCATCTCCGGCTCGGTTACCGCTCCTAATACTACCTTTACAATGGCCATGAGTGGTACGACAAATACTCAGGTGATGACAATGTTTGCGACTGCTCCAAAGGGCCAGCTTAATCACTCTAATAACCCTTCCTATTTGAAGAGCGTAACAAAGAGAGATGTTTCAACAGGCTCCTATGGTTACATTGAGGGCGAAGAAATGCGTATTAAAAATATTGTCAGTTCGTCGTATAATACACCTACAGGATCTTTTGAGAAAATGACGTATATCTCCAAAGTGGGAATCTATGATAAGAATAAAAACCTTATTGCTGTCGCAAAGCCGGCTACTCCCATCAAGAAATCTATCAATAAAGATTTTACTTTTAAATTGAAGTTAGACATTTAAGTGATTTTAGGACTCGACATATCAACCAGCATCACTGGTTATACGGTACTGGATTACGAAGGTAATATTCTAGCATGCGATCATATCGACTTACGAAAAGAAAAAGATTTCTTTAAGAAAATACAAATTGTAAAGTCTCGTCTGGAAGTAATAAACGATGAGTACGATATAGAGCAAGTGTATGTCGAACAGTCCCTGCAGTCGTTCCGCTCCGGATTTTCCTCGGCACAAACTTTGTCGCTCCTATCGAAAATTAATGGTATTATTTCGTGGTTATGTTATAATATGTTCTATGGTGAGCCAAAATATCTCGCTGCTACATCTGCCCGCAAACTCTGTGGTATCAGGGTCCCCAAAGGACAAAAGGCAAAAGCCGTTTCTTTGCAATTTGTTGTTGACAATGTGCCTGGTTTTGAGGTAGAATATACTAGACATGGAAATCCCAAGGCTGGTTATGCTGACCGGTCCGATAGCTATGTGATCGCAAAGGCAGGCTGGATCCGTGAAAGAGAAGAAGTTAAAGATACTGACTAATGTGTTGGGGCCCGGCTACCGGACCAACAATGAGTATCTTTTTAAATGCCCCTACTGCGAACATCACAAGCGCAAATTCTCTGTAAATCTAGATAAGGGCTACTATAAATGCTGGGTGTGCGACACCCGTGGCAAGAATATCTA